CGACCTCTACTCCGGGTCGCAGAATCCAAAGCCTTCTGCCGGGCATTACACAGAGAAGGGCTCCATGCATCTTAGACCCACATCACAGTCGCAGAATCCAAAGCCTTCTGCCGGGCATTACACGTTGCAACCCGGAAGAGCCACACCCCACCAGGACACGTCGCAGAATCCAAAGCCTTCTGCCGGGCATTACACACCCAGTCCTCGACTCGGCCCTGACCTCCGACACGATGTCGCAGAATCCAAAGCCTTCTGCCGGGCATTACACTCGTCTTGGAGACTGCGGCAACACGCAAGGCCCCACCGTCGCAGAATCCAAAGCCTTCTGCCGGGCATTACACAGCACCCCTCATAACCCCTTTCCCCGCACCCGATTATACGCCGGTTTGCGAGAGGCCGCACGTTCCATCCTCCCGATCCTCCTTTCCTTCCAAGCCACATTCCGTAACCCCATTGCCATCCACCAATTTACACCACGCGAGCGGCGCCCGGGATTTTCGCGCCACGTCGCCGCTCGCGTGACACCTTACACCGCCGCCTCAACATCCCGTACACGCTCCGCCTTGGGTAGTTTCCGTCCCTCCCGCGTCAGCCACTTGAGCACGCGGCCTTTCAGCAGGCCGCGCGCCGCGTTGTCGTCTTGATCCCAGATTTCCCCGCACGCCGAGCATGTGTGGACGAGTTCCTTCGCGGAGTCGAAATCATCAACATGCCCGCAAGCGTGGCAGGTCTTCGTCGTCCAGGCCGGTTCAACGGCGACCACGTTCCATACGTGCTCTTGTATCGTTTCGAGCAACCGTCCGACCGCCGCACAGCGGAACGCGCCGATCGTCGCATTCTTGCCGTCGTCCGTCGCCTCGGGTCGGTGCTGCATCTCACGCCAGTTGGTATCCTCCACCTTCACCAACGCATACCGCCGCCGCACCAGGGCCGCCCAGCGGTGGTAATGCTCGTCGCGACGCCGTACGGCGGTTTCTTCCATCCCACGCGCGTAATTGTGCAGGTGCCGGTCGCGATTCCGCCACTCGACCAGACGCTCGAACATCGCCTCGTCGCCGTCAAATCGCTGGTCCTTCCATTGCCAGACGACCTTCCCGAGCCGTTCGCAGGACTTCCACTGATGTAGGCTCCCGGTTGCCTCCCCGAGCCATTCCGGGAGCGTACCGGCCTCCCGCCGCGCCTTGAGCCAGTGCACCAGCGCCGGGCGAATCGCGTCGAACTCCGTGTCGCGGAACCCCTGGATTGATTGCGCCTTGGCCCACGATTCAAGCCAGGAATCCGGCAGTACGCATTCCATCCGCTCGCCGTCGTCGTCAATCAGCACAGCGACGCGCAAGCCGTCAGCGACCTTGCGCCACCCCAGGTCAATCGCGGCCTCCCCGCGCAGGGTCTCGCGATCCTTGGCCCAGCCCTCTTCGCGCTCGAAGACAAACTGAGCCTCCCACCACGTTTGCACACCCTTGAGGTTGCGCTGGAGGTAGACCCATTTGATCACGGCGTCAGCCGGTGGGTGGCGATGAAGGTGCGCCACGGTCTTCATCCAGATTGGCGAACGCCCATCCTCCTCAGTGCCGATCCGCGCCCAGACGACGACCTGGCTATTCTCGCGCGACCGCCGCGAATTCGGATCAGCCAGAGGCAAGGGCTTGCCCGACTTGCTCACGGTCGGCCGCGCCGCAAGTGGTTGGAGTTCGATCCGGAGCCGTGAATCGGTTCCCGCCAGCGCATCGAGCCAGGACAGACCGCCCTGAAGTTGCACGCCGAGTTTCCCCTCGGGCGACCAGCGCCGGAATCGGGGCGGTCCCGGTGGAACCGGAGGCTTGCCATTGCGTACCGGTTGCCCTTTGGCGCAATCCTCCACCGACTTGTCGACCGCCCCCTCGACGCAAAGGTACGTTCCCCAGTAAACCTCGCACACCGCGCGCTTGGCCCGCCGATCCGCGTTGGCGGTCTCGTCAATCGCCGCGCGTCGTCGGCGGTATTCAGGATCACCGAACGCCTCGCGGTCCTCTTCGGCGGTCAGCGGGGCCGGCGATTCGCCCGCGTCGATGGCCGCCTGCGCAGCCTTGCGCAGTGCCTTGCGTTCCTTCTCGTCGCGCGTCGTGGCGTTGATGACCGCGTGAATTCGCTCCCAGGCTTCCTTGCGAGGCTTGGGGACTCCGGTTTGGCGGTGGCGTTCGGCGGTGAGCTCCTTGGCTGCATCGCGCCGTTCGCTCTGGAGTTGCTTGACCTCAGCGCGGTCCTCAGCTGTCGCAGTGCGTGATCGAGCGGCCTGATTCTGGTGCTTGACGGCTGCGTTTTTGGCCTCGATCGCCGCGTTGATTGCGTCGATCCGGGCTTCGAGTTCCGCGATGCGCGGGAACATCGACCGCATGAGATCCTGGGTCGCGTTCCAGCGTTGGCGCTCGGTCTCGATCAGCGCGTTGGCGTACTGGTGTGCACGGTAGAGTTGGTCGCTCGCGAGCTGCGCACCCTCGTGCGGGGGGCGGCTCTTGTGCGTGTAGATCCGGCTAGGTTTCGCGACGTTGCCGAAGGCCATTACTTTGGTTCCTCTTTGGTCAATTCCTCTGGCTTCACCCCGAGCCCTTCGGCCAACCACTTGATGGTTTTGGACTCGATAAAGATCGCGTTCAAAAGGCCGGAAATCCGCTGTTTGGTAACTGACTTCCCTGTTCGGTCTTCCACCGCCTTCGCGATTTCGGACACACGAACTTTCGTGCTCGCCCATCCGAGGCGAACCAGATTCTTTTCGAGCGTTTCACCCATCGGCACGCGGCGTTTCCTCGATTCCGGCATCGTCTGACTCCTGGCAACGGGAGGGAATCTCTCTTGCCAGGTTATCGACTTCCTATAGTGTAGACAACGCCGTCCACGACGTCAAGAGACTGGTCAATAAGGAGAGTGCCCGAGCGAAAACTTTTCAGATAGCAAAGATTTTCGATCTTGTGCTCTTGACCCGTACATAGACGAGTGCTATAATCCATAGTGTAAGGCAGACGCAAACCACCCCGACCGGAGCCGAGACGATGACCGTGACGACCCGCAAGCAACTGACGAAAGAAATGGAATCCCTTCAGGCTGCCCTGCGAGGCGAAGAGGTCAATGGCGTCAAACTACTACCGAGCAACGAGGAGTGGGCGAGAGAGCACGTCAACGCAATTGCTCGGATGCTGATCGGGAAAAATGCCTGACCTTCACCCAGGGCCAAGGACGGCCCGCAACCCCTCCGCGAATTCCGCGTCCGCTACGAAGCCTGCCTCGACGGCTACTCCTGGCACGTCGTCGACTCCGACGGCCACTATCACGAGTCCTGCCGGACCGAACGACAGGCCCTCGGTGTGGCGACCCGGTTGCAGGCCGAACTCGACCTCGGGACCGCCGAAGCGGTTCGCGAAGACTACCTCGCGGATCTCCAGCGCACGGCCAGCGAGCTGTGCGATGCGTGCGAGGACGAGTGGGTGCTGGAGCAGGTGGTGAGGCTGCTACGAGGCGAGTGAGCCGGGATCACGACACGAGACGCAAGGGGAAAGACGACGATGGCAACGACGACCGTTCGCCGCACTCTGTTTCAGGCCACGGTTGCCCGGCTCGACAGCCAAGGCTCTTGGTGGCTGATGAATACGCCGGAGAAAGGATGGGCATCCTTCGGTTATCGCTACGCATCGCTCGGCGAGATTACCGACCGGTGGAACGTCCGCCTCGGCGAGCCGAGTAAGGATAGCTGTTCGGTATTCGTGCCGGTCGATCCGGCCCCCGAGAAACGAAGCGGGGCGGCGAGCGTCTGATCACGCCCGTCGCCCTGATGACCGGATTCCCGAAGGGACTGCAACCGTACTGAACCATGCCAGGGGCTTGGAGGCCCCGCTTACACTGGGGAGAGAATGATGAGTTATTCGCAAGTTTCGGCACCGACTCTCGTCAAGCGGTCGTTCGCGATCACCTTGGGGTTGGTGCAAGGCTACGGCGGTTCCGCTGAGCCTTGCAAGCGTGAGGATGTCTGCTTGGAGGTCGCATCTTACCTCCGGGCGAGAGCCCAGAGCGGCGAGCCGTTTTTGCCTGGCGTCGTGTCGGCGGTTGGCGATGTGGTCTACGCCTATCGCGATGGCGATAGTGTTGCTCATGGGTGCTTTGAGCCGGCCATCGCTTACAGCGGCGAAGTGTCGGTTCTGTACGCTGCCCATTTGACCGACAGCGAAGTGATCGACGCGCTCAACGCAATGGCTTCCCATCTCGGGCGATTTCTCGGACAGACGCGAGTCTATATGAGTTACATGGATTCGTCTTGGGTGCTCCAAGCCGATGGCGAGACGACGCCGACACGGAATTGACCATACTACCAACACACCCCGCGGCCCGTCGTGAGCATGACACGGCTGGCCGCGGGGAGAATGGGAGAGGATGATGAAACTGGAAGCAATTCACGACCCGGAAAGCGTTCGGGTCAAAGAGCATCTACACGGTGCTTTGAACGAACTTCTGGCCGTATGGCTGGAGGTTCGCGGGCACAATGGCGTGACGGTTGACAGAGCATGCGAAGCGCTGGCTCTGAGCCTACAGGAAGACTCAGCGCGATTCATCACAGAATCCGTCCGGAAAGAACTCGAATCGCGGGGGACCGATGATCGCAAGAGAAGGCCGATGCAACCACTTCAATGGGCTGAGCAACAAGACCTGTGACGCCGGAGTGGTATACGAGACGATCCTTGTGCCGAACGAGCCTCCTGGCATGGGCAAGTCCTTTCCATGCCTGCGCAAGTACAACATCTCTGGCGCGACGTGCGCCAAGTGCGAGTACCCTACGGCTGAGCAACTCGCCGCCTCGAAAGCCGAAGAGTCCCGGAAATACGATCTGCTCAAGCGGGGGCTTTCCCATTGCTGTGAGGCGCCGATCAACGAATCCCAGGTGATTCAGTCGGGCCGCCACAAGGGACACGGTCCGCGTTTCTGCTCAAAGTGTGGCACACTGTTGTTTTTGGTCTGACCAACGGCACCCGTAGACAGACGCAAGCCAGGGCTCACGGACGAGCCCGCAACCTTTTGATGAGGGGGAGTGATGACGATGGCAGAGCATACGCCGGGACCGTGGGAAGTTAGCGGCAAAGCACCATGCCGCGTGAACGTCAAAATCAACTCTTTCCTTCACCCACTCGAGGCACGCATTGCAACGCCGGAAGACCTGGAGGAATTCGGCGACAACTGCCACGACGACTGGAGCATCTGCCAGACCGATGGCGACATGTTCGCACGCTCAACTGAGGAATGCGAAGCAAACGCCCGGCTCATCGCGGCGAGTCCCGATCTGCTTGCGATCGCCAAAGAATATGTCTCCCAGTGCGAGGACGCATTCTACGACCCGGAGGACATGTCCGAAGAGTGCGTGACGCTCTGGAACAGCGCAAGAGCAGCAATTGCCAAGACAACAGGCCGAGAGTGTCCGCCGCCCAAGAATATCGGCGTTCCGCATGAGGAGCGGACCCGCAGAGCGAGGCTCATCGTCGCCGCGCCTGACCTGCTTGCGGCGTGCCAAGCTGCTGTTACCGCTTTGACCCAAAACGCAACGTTTCCTGCCGATATCAACATGGCAGTCGCGACACTTCGCACCGCCATCACGAAAGCCACCATCCCCTAACCCGCCCACCCCATCCGCGCCCCTCGGGTCGTCCCCGACCGGGCCTTGCGGATGACCCTTCCCCTTTTTGGAGGCCCTTTCCCTGACCCTTGCAATGGAAATCTTCGCCTGGCTCGTCGTCGGCTGCTACGCATTCCGCTGGGCAGCGCGGCGGGTTGGGCACTGAACGGAACGGAGGAGAACGAGGTATCGACGCGATCACGCCTCGGTCTCGGGAGGGACCGGGGCGGGTTTGTGCGCGCACAAATTTGCCCCTATCGCCTTGATAGGGGCTTTTTTGCGCGCTACACTTGCCATAAAATCGCGTTAGTCGGAAATCGAAAGATCGCGACGTAAAGATTACCCCGAGCCGGCCGAATGCTCTCTATGGAGCCCAAACCCATGCACAAGCAGACATGGTCGTCGATACGCCGGTTTCTTCACGTTGTCGTCGTGATCAGTGGATTCGCCTTTTGGCTCACGGTTGGCGCGCTCTACTTGCTCGACGCAGGGCCGCTCATGAATTTCGGCATGTGTCTTACCTGGGAGCGCAGTCACAAGCTCGGGACTCCTGTGCATGGCCCACAAGACGAGCCGCTGCGAAAAGGCCAGGGCCGAATCAGGGTGCAGTGGTAATCGACGTCTGTTCCGCTTGCTGTCGGTGACGGACGAATGGCAACTCGAAATCGCTGATCCCGTAGCCGGGAACGTGAACACGATGCGGGATCGACACGGATTCGTCAGGGTGCTTGCCGTTCAGTTCTGGTCGTCGCTTCGTCCAGCGATTACGCACGACAAATTCCGACATAAGTTGACGTGACGCTTCGTCGGTCCCGAACCAATTCGTGTCGCGCGGACCGAGATGCAGTACGTCCATCGGCAACGCGACATGTTTATCGCCCGTCCAGTGCCGCAAAAACGCCGCGTCCCCTCCGCCTGCGTGGCCGAAACTCACGTCGTACCAGGGCTGCCGATCCTTGACGACCGGGTCGTCGGCATGAAAGATTTGCGTGAACCCGATCGGCCCTTCGTTGCGGCACGGCGGACACGCGGACCACGGAAGCCCAGTATGCCAGCGTCGCGGGTCTTGAAGGATGCGGCGGCGGCAGCCGTGAAGCTTGCCGAACTGGAGACGCTCGAATGGGACGAAGTCCGGAAACAGACAGTCGGCGTCCCATATCCAGATCCATCCATGTCGACCCATTTCGGAAAACCCGCGCTCCATCGCGAGCCCCTTGTTGAACTTCGCGCCATGCGCGAAAAACTCATCCGTCTCAACGACACGCACGCCGGGCACCTTCGACGCAACGGCCTTCACCGCGTGGTCGTCGGGCGTCGTGACCACAGTGCACTCCGAGAAGTGCCGCATGTTGCGCGGCAGGCAGATCCCGAGCGTGAACGCGTAGGGCGCGCCTACGGCGATGGTGATTCCGCGAATTTCTGGCATCACGTGGCCCTCGTGTACGCAGCGTTCGCCGACTCATCAAACCTGAAGAATCGGTGAAACAGAATCTCCGGTTCTTTCTTGTAGATATACCAGGATGGCGGCGCGTCCTTTTCGTGCGTCAGCCTCACGGTCAGGTTTCGCGCACCGGCGAATGCGGTGACGGCCTCGATCACGCCGGGGTGATCGTCGTCGAAGTCATGGCCCGCGAGCATGCCGCGCGTCGGCAGGATGTCCCACCACGCCAGCAAATCGGCCGTAACGTCGGGCTCCTCGTGTGATCCGTCGATATAAATAAACTCAGGGCTGATCACTCGTGCCACCCACGCAACGGCATCGGTTGACCGCGCGCGGACGAATCGGAACCGGCCGTGATGCGGCGCAAGCGCCTGTGCGGCAACGATCAGGTCTCCGCTCCGGTCATACGAAAAGTCCGGATGCGGCTCGTAAGGATCAACGCAGAATAACCAATTACCTTTGAACCTATCGAGGAAGTCTTTCGCGAACCGCCCGAGGTCCGTACCGATCTCGACCGCATCCTTGAATCCGCGCGCATTGCAAAGCAGCGCGAAATCCACGCGATGAGAGATCTCGGTTGATAGTTCGATCAACGCGCGTTTTCCATTGCGGAAAGCAGTCGTCTCAGGCCGCCGATTGCGGTGTTCTCGTGCGGGTAGGGCTCGTCGGGTTCGGGCATTCCAAGCACACCGCACAGCGGTGCCCAGCCGCTCCCTAGCGGCAACTCGACGAAGCCAGGCCGGCGGCCGAAGAACCGCCGAACCGCCCTGTAGTGTGCGTCGTAGTCGCTCGCGTCCCGTCTCGTGTCGATGTGCTGCCAGGGGCCGCCGGCCACGCGTTCGCGGTAGACATGAGCGACGCGCGAGGTCAGCCACTCCTCTTTTGGGCGGCTCGTGAGCACGAATTTCGCCGCAGGATACCGCTCGTAGAGCCGATACCACTGGCGATACAGCGTATGCCCGCATGCCGCCTGGTAGGGCTCGACGCGCTCACCGCGCAGGATGAGCCGGGCTTGGTGCGGGCTTGGGTCGTGAAGACATGGGACGCCGAGACGGTTTAGCGCGGCGGTGAGCGAGCATGTCCCGGTTTTGGGCATGCCGATGCCGAAGACGATCACTGTGGTTTGATAGCCCGAAGGTAGAGGAAGTTTTCGCGTGCGATGTAGCGGCGGGTCTCGAGGCGAAGGACCGTCAGGCCCGCGAGTTCGACGGTTCGGCGTAATGACGCTTCGTTGAAGAACCACAAGTGATCGGGATTCACTGGGTCGCTGTCGTCGGGAACGACGATCCAGAACTCGCCGCCGGGCATGAGCGCTTGCGCAGCCTTACGGATGGAAGAAGGCGCGTCCGGAAGGTGCTCGAAGACGTGGGCGGCGAGTATTAGAGGAACGGACGATTTGGCTTCGGTCGCGATCAGGAACTCGTCGACATCGCGCGCGACAGTTTTCGATCGCGGGTCAATGGTTTCGACCCAATCAACAGCCCATCGGGATTGGTCGATTCCCAAGTACCAGAATCCAGCGCCGATCAGGCTGCCGACATAGGGGCTTGCGCCACAGCCCAACTCGATGGCAACAGGATATGGATTGCTCGCGGTCGCTCGATAATTCTTTGGGGACGGCCATTCTCCCAGCGCCTCCCTCAGTTCTGCGACGTGGTTCGTCTCGGCCAGTTTCCCATCCTTCAGGACGCCGAGTTTCGTGTAGTACGCTTCGTCCAGCATGACCGGGCTCATCTGCATGGCGCGATGATGAGCGCACTTCGAGAGACAGCGGAAGGCGCCGGTGGGTGCGTGGCGCACGTTGACGCAGCCGCAGGGGTATCGAGCGGTCATCATTGGCCCCTGTACCCCGGTGTGACATTTGGAAGGTATTGCGTCGCCGGTCTCGTCGGGCGTGAGACGATACCACCGAGTTGCACAAACTCGACGGGCCGGCTCTTGATTTTCGGTCTTGCAATGTGCCGGTGGGTCTCGCTGAACTCTTCCTTTTCTCCACCGATCGCAAGTTGCCCTTTCCGACGCAGGGGAATTCCGCAGTTGTGGCAGTGCGTGCGGACCTGGTGCTCGTAATCCGCCATCGGCCTGCGCCACCATCCTGGTACGACTTCGAGCCCCGTATCAGGCATGGGCCGCCCGGTCCCGTCCCAATCGGGGTTATCCGCGTGCAACGCGGCCTGCGCGTATGCGATTTCGCAAAAGAACGCTCTCAGGCCACGCCCCGGAACCAGGCCGATGAGGGCTGACCAGTGCTGATTTACGTCGCAAGCGCCGATCATCGCCCATCGCTTCGACTCGTCGGACTCGACGTCCTTCATGGCCACCCAGGGTGAACTATGCACACTATCCCGGTCATTCCCCTTGAGGTACGGAACCGATTCCGGCCAGTCTCGGACAAACTCGGCGTGTGCGTCAGAGTTCAGATGTACGTTGATGTTCGAGTGCCTCGGGTTGAAGGTCACCCGAGCGTCCGCGCCTTTTCCTCTCAGGTTGTTGCACCACAATCCTCGCTGGCCGAACGGAACGTGCTTGCGAAGGATTCGGCAATACTCGCTGAAGTGGGGCGAAATCGTGGGGTTGCCGCCAAACACGCCGACGACCCCGAAGTAGCCTGCCATACTGACTACGGCTTGCTCGAACTCGTCGGGTGTCATGATAACGGGCTTGCCGCCCAGATTGCTTCCCTGCGTACAGTGGTGGCAAGCGAGATCACATGCGCGCGTGACCATGATCTGCAAGATACCGCCCCGCCAGATTCCGGGACGCGCCTTGCTGGGAGGAACCATTGTTGACGGAATCGAATGCATCATTGGTCTCTCATTTCCACCTGAACCGATCATACTCCCTCGGCAACCCCCACTCCACCGCCATGCGTCCATCAGCATCCGACCGCCCAAAGTGCGCCCGGTGCCCCAGGCCAACGCCCTTGATGCCCGGCAGGCCCTTGCATCCGATATGGTGTTGCGACGGCTCCAACCGCTTCGTTCCGCGCCATTCGTCCCATAGTCGCCTGTCGATCGACGGATTCCCGCGCAGGCAAATCTCTCTCAGCAGCGGCAGCACGTCCGCCCGGAAAGCCGTCTGGCAGAGCGACGCATGCGCCGTGTTGTGGTTCTGTTGATATCGACGCGAGCCGACATGGTAATACCGCGCAAGGGACTGCCCTGCGAGCGATACGCCATCGGCCAGCGAAACGAGCCGGCGCAGATACTCCTGCGCGTAGTAATCGTCGTCTTCGCAGATCAGCGCCAAATCGCCCGGCTCGATGTCCAGGGCGTCGAAGCATGCGAGCAGGTTTGAGCACAGCGGATGAAGCGCCTTCGTGTCTTCGCGCTCCACGACAATTTGATTCATCCTAAAGGCATACGGCGATGCGTCGCGAGTGCCGACGATCCACCGAAACGGTCCGGACCAGTCCTGCGCGCCGAGCCACTTTTCGAGGAGTGCGAACGCGACCGGACGTTGATCGGTTGGGGTGAGGATGTACAGCATCGTTTAGATGACCAGATCCATGATGCACTCCCGGCAGTGGTCGAGTGTGGATCGCGAACCGCCCGCGAGATTGCCCTTCCCTGAGCTGCACGCCGCCTCGCCGTTGCACGTCTTGCAATCGCGGAACGGGCACGCTTTCGCCCTCGCAGTCTGCTCGCGGCTGTATTTCATCGACGCGACCGCTTGAGCGCTTCGGGTCGCGGTCTCCTCCGGCGTCAGGCTCGCGACCTTCCGCTCGGTGAACATCGCTTCGCTACGGAGCTCGTAATCCAGCGTGGTTCGCGGGAACGCCTCAAGGCGGCTTCGTTCCGTCGCGTTCACGACGGTCATCCCGGCTCGTTCGAGGATCGGACCGAGGATGCGGAAGCGGGCTTCGAGGATGCGGAACTTGTCGTTGTTCGACGCGCAGCCTACTTCATCCTTCGGTGCGGAGTGTGCATAGGGTCTCGCGGGGTCCATGTGCCAGTCGACGCCTAGCAAAACGATACGCGATGCCCCCAGATACCAGAGCAGTTTCAAGGCCGCGAGCATCACGCTACGCCCCGAGCCGTAGGGTGCGTCGGCTCCCCAGTTCACGCTACGCTCGCTCAGGAACTGCCCAGCGTCGAACCGATGGTTGCGCAGGAAGAAATGCGTGTTCAGCCGCTCATAGGTAAACTCGCCACCCGCGTCGCATCCCGCCCATGCGCGAGGCAGGAACTTGATCACGCTCGCATCTTCCCACGGCACGCCACGGAATCGATCGGGCGGATCGTCGGGCTGGTCGACGCCGAGCCACACGGTAGGTTGCGGGAAGAGTTCGCAGCACGAGTTAACCGCCAGCACTTGCCGCCCAGTGAGTGTAGACAGGTCGACATCGGCGAGACTTGGGCCGCCTCCGAGGAAGTACCACACGCCGGGATACTGATCGCGCAGCGAATCGTCGGCCTCGCCGCGCGCGTCGTGCAGGGACATCCGGCCGTGCTTCGAGAATGAGAGCGCGTAGTGATCATCGGCATTGTGTGAATCATCGCAGCCGCCGGGCGCGTCGACGATACTGCGGTCTTGACGGTCCTTGAACGTCCGCCAGTGCTCGATAACCTTTTCCCTCATCTGCATATCAACGCCGGCCTCGCCTCGGCACAGGTCGAAAACGCGACCCATGACAGGGCGGTTGAAGACCGGACACCAGCCAGGAGACATGCAAGTGCACTTGTGTTCGCTCATGGTCTCATGCGCCGGTATTGAAGAATACGGACGCGCCGGGATCGGGTTCCTGACTCAAGGCGCTCAATGTGGTGGCGGGATGATAGTCCTGGGCCACAAAACACCCTAGCGCGGGTCCGTCCCATTCCGCATAATGAAAGCCATCAGACAGGAAAAATACCCAGTGGTCGCCGCTATGAAAGAGCGTTGCGGCTGTTGTGTTTTGCGGGTAGTGCGGGAGTTGACCCGGCGGACATGACTCGTCGCCGGTATCCCCGGTTGGCGCATGCCAGGTGCAATTTCCCTGGTACACCATGTTGTATTGTGCATTCATGCACTGGCCGTTAGGGACGTGCGGTGGCATGATCTCCTGAATACGGCTTACCAGCGCCGGGAATTCGCATGGAGCCTGGGTTGTGCCGCAGTTGCCACAATCGTTTGGGCAGCCTTGTGAGGTCGACGTTGACGATGAACTCGACGAATGGCAGCAGATTCGACAGTTCGTTCCCAACCGAACGTAAGCCCACTGTGGGCCGGTCGGATCGTCCATCTCTTGCTTCTGCGCCCATAGGATCTGGGCTGAGCCTCCCTGGCTCATCGAGTAGAGTTGTGTCGTGTCGTCGTTCTCGACATCACAGCACGTATCGCCTGCGCTTCGGATGTTGACCTTGACCGGGCACACGCCCGCGACGTAGGCGCGTCCAATTTTGCCGATGCCGATGGGATCGAGCAGCACGGCAAACTTGCCTTGGAACGTGCTCGAAGGGATCGTACCGCGGAACGTCACCTCGCGGACAAACGCATTCGTTGCACGGCTCTTGTCGGTCGTCGGCAGGAAGATCGGCTCTTGCAGGCCCACAATTGAATTGCGCAGCAGATCGAGCCCCGCGACGTTCTTGACGCGGATGATGTCGCCCTGCCGAAAGACGGGGTTTCCGTCCCGCGTCTGGTCGTATTGCTGGAGCTGATTGGCGCGCCCGGCGTCAACCAATGCGTTCCAGGTCGTTGCGTCCGGTGGTGCCCAAAGTTGACCGGGCCGGACGTGCTTCAGGGATTCGGGAGGCGGCATGCGAGAACTGGCCTCCCGTTACGTCCCGATACCGAGCGCCGAGAAGTCGGCACGATAGTAGACCTGCGAGACGTAGACCGCGACGGGTCGCTTGACGATTGCGTACGCGGCCTCATCCTCGAAGTCCTCGTAGTAGACCCACAGGTAATCCCATCCATCCTTGTCAATTCCGGTGATGCCACCCACTTCGAGGCCGCTGGCGTTGCGCGATACCGCGAAGTCGAATGTGATTCCCCACTGGCCATCCCCGCGCAGTGCCCCGGTGGCACCGTTGAAGATCACCTCGCCGCCCTGGAATCCCTTGAAGGCGCTATTGCAGACCTTGCCCGTGAGTTCCGCAAGCGTTTGCTTGTACGTGTCTGTGACCGACGCCTCGGCGATGTAGTGGGTTTCGCTGAACTCGTACGCCGGGACCGTGATGTCCACGCCTTCAACCTTGTCACCATCGACGCCAATCGCGCCGCCGAAGTCGGGGCCAGTGCCGACGTCATCGCCGTAGTAATCATAGCCGGTCACAAAGTCATAGATCGTCGTATGAAGCGCCTGCGTAATCTTCTGTGTACCGCCGCCTGTCTTGAACGTGTATTCATTATTATTATTGATTTTCTGATACGTGACGCGGCCGATCCACACGCCATTGCCGAGCGGTTCACCCTCGTAGTTCTCGCGGATGAGCCCATTGAAAACGGTGGGCGCAGTCGAGCCGAGCAGGCTATAGACTTCGGCGTCATCGGTAGTCCCGACGATAATATAAATAACCGTCTGCTCGGTAGTCCCTCCATAGGTGAAGGGCCGAGACTTGGTGACTTCGCTGATCGTTGCGGACATGGATTAGCCGAATGCCAGGCCGCGGCGGGCCTTCTCATTGAGTTTGGCGAGTTGTTTTTCCACGGACTCGGTTGCCTTGATCTGGTTTTCCATCAGCGATGTGAGAGACTTGCCAGCGCCCAGCCGGCTGACCGCAGAGGCGTTGAACGTGCCGATGGATTCGCCCTTGCGAACCGCGGCCCTCACGTTCTCCTCGACGTCGGGGAGTTCGCCTGGACTCCTGGGTTGCGACGGGAATGTGGTCGTGGGGCCAGTGCTTGACGTGACGCGCGACGCCTCTTTGGCGGCCTCCTGAGTGAGTGCGTTGAGTTCGTCCTGAGCCTTCTGGAGATCGGTCCGGCGCTGCTCAATGCCTGGGTCGAACGCGCGCTCTTCCGCGTGACGCCGGGCGTTGTCCTGTTCCTCGGCGTCGATATCATTAAGAATGCCCTGATTGTCTTGATTCAACTGCTCATGCCGCGTCTGCCGTCTGTCCTCGCGGAACGCCTTCTTTTCGTCAGATTCGAGAACTCCGACGTTCTTCAGCGGAGTTACGAGATCGACTCCTAGCGCAGCGCCAAGAGCCTCGCCGATCGGCCCAACGAACATCGCAACAACGTTCTTGGCCATCTCTTCAAGTGCCTGATTAAATGTCGTGACCATCGCGTCGCTGACATCAACCCATGTATGCAGAATTCCGAAAAACGCATTCACGAGCGTCTTGTCGAACTCGGGACTGATATCGCTCCATGTGTTCTTTGCAAACATCGCGATTTCTGAAAATACATCCATCACATAGTTTTTGCCTTTGAGGAATTCGACTCTGAGACCCGCCCAGAGAACCTTGCCCGCGAGCGCCAGATCACCGCCCTTGAGCGCGTCGCTGATCGCCTTGAACGTCGTGGTCGCGGTTTCTTTCATGCTGTCCAAGAGCGGAAGGAACCCAGCGATCGCGAGTTGTCCTCCCTCGGTCCATTTCGCCCACGCGGCCACTCCCGCGCCGAGCGCAGTTGCGATTATGCCGAGCGGCGAAAGGATCACGGCGAGAGCGGCACCTGCTGTGCTCAATGCGACGCCGAGGCCCGCGATCGCTGCGCCGGCCGCGATGCTCACGGCTACTGTCTTCGCCATCCCGATAATCAAATCGGGGCTAGCCTTGGCGGTCGCTGCGAGCGCGTTGAGCAGGTCAACCAGGAATGTCGCGGCCTTGCGGAGAACGGGGTTCAGCGCCTCGCCGACTTCCAGGCCAAGCCCTTCGAGAGAGGACATGACCATTTCAGCAGCGCCTGACATTGTGTCGAGCTGCACGGCAGCCACACGTGCCGCAGTCCCGGCCGCGCCGCCCAGAGCCTTGGTCGCGGAGGCGAGATGATCGGCTCCCTGCGCCACGAGTTCCATAGCGCCGGCGGCTTGACGGTCGGGGAAGATGTGGCCGAGGATTTCGAGCCGCTGTGCGTTGCCCATGCCGGCAAGCGCTTTTTGCAGTTGCCCGACTACACTGATGAGCCCGACGAAATCGCCCTTGCCGTCCTTGATTCGGATGCCGAGCTTGGCGAGTTCCTTTTCCGCCTTTTCGGACGGCGATGTCAGGCTTAGAAGGATGCCGCGGAGGCTTGTTCCCGCGAGTTCGCCCTGAATGCCGGCGTTCGACAGCAGTTGGATCGCGGCGGTGATTTCCTCCAGCGAAACGCCCGCGGACTTCGCAACGGGGCCAACGAATTTGAACGCATCGCCAAGCATGACGATATCGGTATTACTGGTCGTCGCGGCCTTCGCGAGAACGTCGATCACGCCCGACAGTTGGCTCACATCGAGTCCCATCCCGCGGAGGATCTTCGCTGCGATGTCACCCGCCTCGGCGATGCCGATCTGAGCGGTTGCGGCGAGGTCGAGTGTCGGCCCGGTGGCTTTCAGAATCTCGTTGACCGAGAATCCAGCCTGCGCGAAGTTACCCATCGCTTTCGCAGCGTCAGCGGCCGAGAACTGCGTATCGCGACCGAGTTTCTTCGCGAGGTTGCCCAGCGCGGAGAACTGGTCGCCGGTAGCGTTGGTGATGGCCTTGACACGCGCCATCGCCTGCTCGTACGACGCAAAGGACTTCCCGGCCAGCGCGAACGGCGTAGCGGCGAAGATGCCGCCTTGCACAACACGTTGGCCGATCGTGGCAACGCTGCGCCCGAACGTCTGAATCCGGCGCAGGGCCTTGTCGAGCCCCTTGTTGAAATTGACGTCGGTGCTGCCGAGTTCGACGAACGCGCGGCCTGCGCGAATATTGCTTGCGCTTGCCATCTCTTATGAATCTCTCGGCGGATTGAGACCTGTGAGCGGTCGCCGTTTCCGCTTCTCGCCACCCACGACGCGCATGATGTCGTTTGCCAGTTGCTCGACGGTCGTTCGCCGCTTACGCGACTGAGACTGACGCGCGGCGTGCGGGTTGAACTGGGAAGGACCGAACGGGCGGGATTTCTTCGGGTCGCGATGGATGTTTGCCAGCAGAGCCATGATGTTTGACGTGTGCCCCCACATCGCGAAACTGCGACCGTCCGCCATCAGGTCGAGTTCTCGGAGGGTGAACGGTCCTGGGTCGATTCCGACGATGCCGGCGAGTTTCCAGATGAGCCGGTCAATCTGTCCGCTATCGAGGCGAGATCCAGTTGGTCGATCCTCTCCTCCAGAATCGCCGTCATCCTCTCCGTCAGGGCCTTGCTCGCCGCCACCACTTTTTTCAGGCCCGGTCTCAGGCGCGGCGGGGAAAAATTTATGAGTTCATCCGTGAACGCATCGGCAGCGAGTTCCAATGTGTCGCCGCCCATCGACTGTCCGAACACGTCATCGGACACGTCGCGCTTGTTAGCCTCGTCCATACAGAGCACATAGAGGACATCGACGAACTTCGGCGGGTCGCCGAGCAGTTCGCCGAGCCCTTTGAACCCATCCGTGATGAGGCCGTAGAGGTCGACGCTGACGAGCGCGCGGCACCGCTTGACGGCGTTGACGTTGATGGAGAGCGTCCAGACCCGATCGGAGTTATCCTTGAACGTATGCACGTGAAGTCACCTCAACTCATTGGGGTGAGCACGTTGGGAGCAAGGACTTGGACACGCGCGGGAAGATGAGCCGTGTCGAGTCCGGATGGCGACAGCGTGACGTCCACCATGCCGACGCCTTCGAGCGCTTCCGTGTCGTTGAACTTCGTGACGTTCGCGACGAAGTACACGCCACGCGAGCCGATCGTTCCAATCGGCCCATCGAGCACGACGATCTCAACGGCTTCCTTGTCGTAGAACGCCGCTTCGAGCTCCTGGAGGCACACGTCACTCGGGACGTAGACCGATTGTGCGTCAATCGTCAACTGCGTGAGCGTCGGCACTTCGAGGTAGAACTCGGTCGCGCGAATGCTCGAATCGGCCATAATATTGCCGAGGTTCCGCGTGACATCGCGGACGATGTTCCACTCGGTCCACGTCGGCGAACCGGAGTAGCCGTACGGCGACGCATCGGTGTTGATGTAAATCTTGAAGTCTTTTCCACGTGTTGCGCCGGCCATGATTCAAAGTCTCCCGATATGAAAGGTCACTTGCGAATTGAGTCTTTCCACATGGCCGGAAGTCCCGGCAGTTCTGCCTTGAACGCAGGCCCCATGTAGGGCCGCGCCGCGATCTTCACGCGTTTCGTTGTGGCGATGCGTTGCCGCCGGTTGCCGTACTTGGGGCCGCTCACCCATCGCACGTCGTCGACAACCGTGTTGCCGCCGTATTCGAGGATTTCCGGAGCGCCCGTTGGGTGGTTGATGAGCGTGGGGCCCATCACAACCGAGTTGCGATTGCGATCATATGAGAAGAAAATCAGTCGTCTGAGCGTGCCGACGTGAGACGAAGGCGCCTGCCCTGGCTTGCTTGACTTTTTTCGCTTTCGGATCGAAGACTTGGCGCGCCGGCGAACATGGCTCCCGAACCGGGAGAAGACGCGCACTCGCGCCTGTCCCGCAGCGGTAATGACGGTGAGGCGGTCGAAGAAGTTACTCTTCGCCGCGTTGATCGTGAGGAGGTTCACGCGAGCGTTCGCGTTTCCCTGAACGTGATACGGATCACGCTGGTAAAGACCCGCTGCGTGCGGATTTCTTCGGGGTCGTAGACCGGGGCGGGCTGCGTCACCATGCAGGCCGCGGTCGAGTAGCCTTGCAATGGCTCCATCTGAAACAAATCAACGATCTGTTGAACGAGGTATACGAGTGGATCGCAGAACGCGCAAATCTCGGCGTCTGTGTTCAAACCTGCGGTAAGTTTCTGTTGTATTCCGATATCAACCAAAAACTCGTTGTCGGTCATCTTGCGCGCGATCGGAGTCGGCACCCAGTCGCCGCTGAAGACCTTGACCGTGAGATCCGTGAGATCCTTGATATCGGTATACGGTGCGTACGAGCGAACCGCCGTGAACGTCTCCGAAAGCGTTGCGCCGTTCAGCGCTGTGACCACGGCTTTCGCAATCGCGACCGCTTCGGCATCAGGCATCAGCTATACGCCTCTTGGCCGATGTACTTTGCGTGAATGCGGTACATCGACTGAAAGGGATCAGCCCAGCGATAACACGGATCATTGCCGTACTGGCAGACCTCGAACTCCTGGACCACGATGTCACCCGCCAGGGTCAGGAAAATCTGGTCGCCGGGCTGCGGAACGATGAGATTGATATCGTCAAACGTGAATCCGGCAGACGCGATCAGGAAATCCATGTCCGTCCACTGGATTTGAAACCCGCCGTTGCCGTCGTCCAGTTTCAGGAGTTTCTTGCCAAGCGTTGCACGCGTGTCGACATACGCATACTGGCGTGCGTAGCTGATCGCTTCGCTAACGTTCGTTTGCATCTGCTGTGTCAACCACGCCAACCCGGTGCGCAGCACGTTCCGGCCGCTGGCGGGAACCCTGGGCAGCGAAGGTAGATCGAAGTCGGGAAAGCCGCGGCTCATTACGGATCGAGCACCACGCTACGGCCACCTTGCGGATAGGTCGGGGTGAACTTGACCTTGGCCACGTTGCCGCCGTCCGATGCGTTGGGCGGCGAGTAGAAGATTTGACTGCCATCGGTCGCGGGCGGGTCGACCTTGCCGTACTGGCGAGCCGCGAGATAGGGATCGGTCAGAGCGGAGCCGACGTTTGCCAGGGAGGCCGTCGTGAATACAGAGCTCGTCGCGGTGGTGAACGTGCCGCCGAGTTGATGGCCGATGATGTAGCCGGCCTTGCCCTGTGCATAGCTTCCCGGCAGGGAGACATCCCAGGGATCGGTGAGTCCCGGAATACCCGTCAGGCCAGCGCCCGCTACGCCGACGGTCGTTATGAGATTGCCAACATCCGTCAGGATCGTAGCGATGTCGGTATTATCTGGGGCTGTATACCAGGACGGAGCGGACCCAGCGAGGGCCGGTGCATAGGTCGGCTGCGAGGCCGCGAGGATCACGTTGCCGGACGTGTCGACGACCAGCGCGTGAGTTGCGGTGCCAACGTTCGGTAGGAATGTGACTCCAGCCGCGCAAGTAACGCTTTGCGTCTTGATCGTCTGGAGATCCGCCGCGAGGTTCCCCGTCACGTCTGTTGCCGCGAGCGTCACCCCATACTTCGTACCGACCTGCCAGGGCGCGCCGATCTGCGTGTGCAGCGCGGCGTTGCCGTGCGTGCCATCGGTGAGGACGGCGTACGGGTCGCCGGTCTGCGGTGTGTTTCCGGTGTAGGTGGTGAGGGTGCTGACCGTGTAGGCGAGCGTGGTGCCCGAGACGCTCAGGATCGGCAGGCCGCCGTTGGCATTGGCGTTCGCGTTGGGGAGTGCCGTGAGCGCGAGCCTCACCCCGTCGTTCGGGTCCGCGTTCGTCGTCCGGATGCTCCCCGCCAGGCCCGCCGCGCCCGTCTTGCTCAGAACCCACCCGCAGATTTTCGCGTCCGTCTCTCCCTGGGAGGGAGCGTAGGTATAGCACCCATCCGAGACATGCGTCAGCGTGCCTGCCGATGCGGAGCCGGTGCCGTCCTTGATCCACGTCAGAGACGCGCCGCTCGTAACGGCCGAACCGTCTGCGACAAGGCGCAGTGTGCCCGGAAGCGTGAAGACCTGCCCGGCAGTATTGCGCTGGAGAAACATATCAGAGTACCCCTGCGCCGAGCGGTGATCCCTGGGAGATCCACCAGGGCCATGAGGACGACGGTTGCGCCACAACCACCCTCCGCCCCGCCGGCGGTCGGAACCCACGGAACGGCGTGTAGTAGAGGTCGGCGATCTGGGAGGGGATGAGGGCGCGGTTGAAAACTGAGACCGAACCCAGTTGGCCGGTGAAATACCCTGGCGTCCCCTGAGCGCACGCCCCTATCACGAGGTAGCACGAACCAGCACTATAGCCGTTGTATCCATTATTGACGCTGGAAACAGTTGAGGTTTGTAGCACTCCATCAACATACATGCAAAGCTTGCCGTTGATGACCCCAACTACACTGTGCGGTTTGCCGTCATTGAGTGCTGCATTCGACGTCACAGTCTGAGAACTACCATTAAACACATAAAACTTCAGAAAGCCACTTGAATCTAGATACATATCGCGATCATGTAATCCAATAGAGATACCATTCGAGTTGGAGTTGAACCCGAGGATCGAGTTTTGAGCACCCGAAACCGTGGTCTGGAAAGTGACCGCCATCGCCATGAATCCTAACGGCGGCGGATAAAACGTGATCGGAATCGTCTGCGAGCCGCCGAAACTGAGTAGCGGCCCGCTGGACCCTGCGTATCCTGTGATTGTCCCGACGTTTCCCGCCGAAAGATTCTTGTATCCATAATCATAGAATTTATTATCGCTCGGAAGAAGCGACAGCGCCGCATCCCCGAACTCATCATCCGGGTCCAACTCCCACCCCGGAGGCGGCTGTTGGGTGCCGTCGAAGCCGTGCCAGAGGTGTGAGGCGCGGTTGAAGTTCACTTACTTGGCTTCTCGCCGCGCAATCGAATCCAAGGTGTCGCATAGAGTCGTGCGACCTCTTCAGCGGACAGCGTCTTTGGTTCCGTGTTCATTGGGTGATATCGCTCGTGTACTTCTGGGCCAGCGCCTCGACCACCACCGTCTCGCCTGACGCCGATGCCCCGTAATCGAAGATCACTTCCCACAAGGCCCCGCCCGGACACCAGATCGGCGTGAACACGTCCGACTGGTTTCGCACCGTGTCGGCGGCTGCGGACGTGTGCGTGTACTGAAGCGGCGCATCCAGCGTGATGACCGCCGCCGAAATCTTGGCGATGCGGCCGAACTCTGTCCGCGTGAGACCGGCATCGGCGATGCAGAGCAGGTCGCCCGCCGCAAAGCCGGTCCCGCTGGAGACCGTGAGCACGCTCTGCCCCGAGTTGCTATCGCTTGTTGCGCAGGTCGTGCTTGCCGCAGCCGTCGTGCCTCCGAGGCGATTCTGTCCTGACGCCGGGTGAATGCGCGTCCCCGACGACCCTCCGTAGACGCGCCGAATCAACACGGAGATTGCCGTCCCGAGGGCCGTGGTGCCACCGCGACCGATGCGGGGCAGGATATACGCGCCGGGGTATGCGGTGAGGTCGATCGTGCCGCGCACGATGGAGCCTTTGGCGAGGCTCTGGGCCGCGAGAACGGCGACTTCGCTGAAGACCGGTGTAGTGTTGGTGGCCATGCTTAAAACCCGGCCCTTTCGATGTCTTGATCGGTGAGCACGGTGCCGGACCCCAATAGGTTTTCGGCGGCACTGGCAGGCAGCACCGGAAGCGCGTTGGCCTGGTCCTGCGTGCAGAGGCCAGCACTAACGAGCGCGGCAAGTAGAGCCTGGTTCGTTGGGTCGCTTGCGTCGTAGATCGTGAACGCCCCGCTGAAGATTTTGAGGGCCGCCAGAGCTATCGACCGCGCGGCGTTATTCGTGTCATTGCTCGCGTCCGTGATCTTTGCGAGTGGGCCTGCCGCTGCCCACGCGAGGACGTTTGCGACGGGCACCTGAGCAACCGTTTTCGTCCATGTCTTCGCTGTGGAGAGCCGGTTGCCGGGCGTGTTGAGAATGGCGGTTTTCTCGGAGCGCGTAGCCGACGTGAGCCCGAGGGAATCGGGATCGGTAGCGATGTAGGTATGTAGCGCGGTGTAATTCATTTCGCCAGGTTCTCCGCCGTCGGTCAGAACGCGCGAGCCATCCGAGCCACCATGTTTATACGAATGAGGCTGAGCCGGGGCGACCGACTCAGCCTGAACCCAACGTCAGACTTAGACGTTGGGGAAGTGCTTCGCGCGGCAGGTCGTATTGGCACCGCCGCCGCCGTTCTCGACCACGAATCCGAAGAGAGCATTGTTCGTGCTCACGGTCGTGATTTTTGTGTTGGTAGTATCCCACCACACCTTTGCGTAGTTCGCTGCGTTGTTGAGATTGACCACATCGTAGATGCCGCCGCCGGCAGCGAGGGCGCCTAGCGCGTTGTTTGTGATGTCGTGATGTGCGATGCCGAGCGTGAGCCCGGTTGTGTTGCCGAGTAGCACAACATCGCCCGCATTCACGTTGCCTGCCGACGGCGTGTAGTCGATCATCGTCGGCTCGCCGTGGCGAAAGATTGCCTGAGTCATGGATCAGACCTCCAGGGGTAAAGAAACCGAGGCCGGGGGTCGAACCACGGCCAGAGACGAACAGGCGGAGACCAGTTCACCGCCCGATGCGATCAGATCATCGACGGCGGCTGTAACTGCGGGCTCGTTCGAGCGGTAGTCGTGAAACACGAGGGTGCCGCCCGGTGCAAGCAAATCGAGGGAGCACGCGATATCGGCGGCGACCGAATCGGCGTCGTGCGCGCCGTCGATGAATATCAAATCGAAACATGCTTCCTTCAGCGATACTGACCATTCGGCAAACGTGCCGACGCAGATTTCGACCCGATCCGCCACACCAAAGCGCGCGAGATTGTTGGTCAAGTTTTCCAGCGTCGGTTGCGGGACCGGAGTCGCTCGTCCGTCGTGCGGATCAACCGTGACGACGCTGGCAGCGGTCTGCGCGAGGCAGATCGTCGAGGCGCCGCAGTATGAGCCGATCTCAAGCACTCGCTTACCGGACGCGAGCCGCGCGAGTTGTCGACCCTCCTCGGGATGGAGCCAGCCGGCCACATCGAAGGGAAACGCGAAGCCGGGAAGATCGTCCGGGATAGGACTCTCATCCACCCAGGCCGAATCGTAGGACTCACCCCAGGGGCGAACATTCGTGAACGATGCAGCCCCGCGGTGCGTCAATATGATTTTCCGCGTGGCGCCAACGCGGAGCTTGAGCTCGTGGCAGAGCCGGGAGAAGTACCAGTCCTCGGGCTCGGTCTGCGCGCGATATTCGCCCGTCGAACGCTCCTGGACAATGCGATCGTTGATCGTGAAGTGAACCTTCGTGACCCACGACGGATCGAACCGACAGACCCAAAGGCCGGTGTTGAGTAGGAGCGGATGGCCGGTATCGTCGCTCGTGAACGTCGGCGGCAGACGGTATACCTCCTCCATCGTCAACCGGCACAGTGGCCGCCAGTCATCGCCGTCATCGCGTGCCAAGGCGAGCGACGTCGTGCCGCGAGTGTCCTTGATCGGCACGACGCATCCGAGGATATCAAGATCCCTGGATTCGAGTTCGTCGATGAGCGTATCGAGCCACCAGTCCTGTGGCTCAACGTCCGCGTGTTGCATCGCGAAGTAATCGACGCGCTGGCCTCGATGGACGCGATTCAGCGCGGAGACCCACAGGCTATTGAAGTTCGCGGCGAGGAGCGATCCTTCGCGATACTCGTAATAGACGTGAGTGTCCGGGAGTCGGGTCGATCGCCAGAAGCCGCGCGCGGCGCCGGCAGTCATCTCTCCGTAGCCGGGCATCGCGAGAAACAGGCGGCGGTCTGAGGACTCGGGTGTTTGCATTACGCCTGGCCCTTGTCCGATGTGGGCGCGCCCTTGGGTGCGCTTTTCAGATCGCCGGTCGGAGGGACGGCCTTGATGTCGGCGGTTGCCGGGGTGGTCTTCGCGGTGGCGGGAATGGCCCAGCCGCGCTTGATCAGTTCGCCCGCAGAGGGGTCGTCAGCGTCGATCGTGTCGCCCTCCATTGCGGCGCCGATTCCGAGCCGTTTGGCGTCGATGAGACCGAGATTCGTAGTCAATGTGACCTTCATGAATGACTCCATTGCGGTATGAAACGATGCCGGCCGAGAACGCCTCGGCCGGCTGAGATGCCGTTACCGATTACGCGCCTGCGGAGCGAACGGAGCCGCGTTGCTCCTGAAGGGCGACGCCGAAGTCATGGACGCCGCGGACCTGGATGCCAAGCGTGTCGAACTCGGCCTCGGCCGATTCGATCATCGGCACTTCACGACCATTGAGGAACGCAACCTCGATGGTAGGCATGTCCATCGGATCGGCGAGCAAGAACCACGCGGTTGTCGAGTAGCCGGTGTAGTTCGCGTTTGAGAGGTAGGTCGACGCGGCAAGGTTATACGCACCCTGCCATGTGTTCATGTTAGGAACCTGCGCGGTCGTGGCGGAACCGCCGGTATTGAAGAATGCGGAGTTCATCAACTGCTTGCCCGTAACCTCCAGTTCGGGAGGCACGAGCAGAATCTTTGGCGTGATGCCCAGCGGCTTGCCGTCGGGATCGGTCTGCTGGCGGAACTTGAGCAATGCCGCGGTCAAGCCAACAGCGGTCAAGGTCGTCGTGGCGCCGGTGATCAGATTGTTGTTGCCGCTGACCCAGAACGAGCCGACGCCAGCGAGGAGCGTCGTATAAAAGACGTCGTTGATCTTCAGTGCCGCACCGCGACCGAGGCGTTGCGGAATACGCATCAGGGCGCCGAGGTCATCGTTGATGATGTCCTGCCGCGTAATAGCAAGGATCTTGCCGTAGGTCGCGACCTGGTTGTTGTACGACGTCTGCCCGACCGAACCGCTCTTGATCTCGCCGGTCGGCCCGATCAGGTCGTACTGAAGATCGCCGGTCAGGCTGTAGGACGAGATCTGCTTGAAGTCGCGAGCGTTGCGGATCGCGGCGATGATTCGCCAAGCAGACTCGACGGAGTTGAAGTAGTCAACGAGGTACTTGTTCATGACGTTGGACAAGATACCGGGGATGTTGACAAGCGAGAATCCTTCCGCGCGAATCTCCGTCTGGAACGCCGCGCGGAGCAAGCCGCGGACGTCGCTGACCTGACCGCGATAGCCGTTGGCTGCGGCACCGCACATCAGCACTTCCTGAAGGCCGATGCCGTACCGAAAGTGCTTGTCGGCCGCTTCGAGGGTACGCGCGTCGAAGTGCTTCTCGATGTTGGTGAGACGTCCGGTCTTGCAGATCGCAGCCTCAAGGACGCTCTGGCTCTTTTCGCTGTCGGGGCTCGCACCGACATGCACGGCCGGTCCCGCGCCGCTCTCGGCACGGAGGCGAAGCGCGTTGAGCTCGAATTCGGCCACGGTGGACTTGGCGGCGATTGCCGTCTTGGCCAACTTCTCGAACTGGTCAAGCCGCCAAGGCTGCTTTGCGATGTGCTCGGCTGCGATCTCCGTGATCCGCCGGACGCGAGTATCCTCATCGCGCTGAGCCTGCACGATCTGCTCAAGGGTCGCGGCGATGGACGGGTTGGCCTGGACTCCGTTTTGCGCGGCACCGTTGGCTGCGTTGACCTGTACGGTCTGAGCAGTCATTGCCGCATTGGCCTTCAGTTCCTGCTCGGCGTCGTACGCCGCACGGAGCGCTGTCTTGATCTCATCGCTGATGGCCGTCGGGTCGATCCCCTTGGCCTGTAACCATTGCTCAAACATTGATGGTTTCCCTTTCTGGGAGCCAACGGGAAGCGACGCGGCAACGGTTGCCGACGTCTGACCATCCGCGCCGCGGTCGACGAAACTGATTTCGCCGAGCGTCCACGAGCGGACGATATTCACTGGGCCGGAGAACATGCGGCCGTTAGCGGTCGCGCTCTGGCCCTCTTTGACGAACTCGACTTGATCCGGCGAGGCGCCGACACTTGCCTGCCAGGGGAAGCCGTTCTTCGCAGAACTGGTCACATCACGAGATGATGGCGTATCACGCGAGACAACACCTTTTGCAACCATGTTGCCGTTGTCGAAGCCGATTGACGTGGTGTGGCCTACGCCTTGCGCCGAGTCATGGTGAAGGCGGATCGGCAGGGATTGGCTCGGGATGTTGGCGCCGGCGAAGTCGAGCACGACCGGGTAACGCCAGCCTTCCAGTCGCATCGGGACGGAGCCGGTGTTGGCGACCATCGTGAACGTGGGCGGCTTGCGTGGCGCGGCGGGATCTGCGTCGTTTGTCGCCGCGGCCTCTGCGTCGAACGTGGCCACAGCGCGAAGCGTGACCGGAGCCGATGACTGAGCATTCTTCTTGCCGTCGATCTGTTCGAGGAGCCGCCCGGCTGCATCGAAAATCGCGGTGCTTCCTTGCTGGCCGGCGCGCTGGCGAATCGCTGTGATGGCAGAGCGAAAGAGTGTCGTCTTGCCATCCTTGAGTTTCGCGAACGGATAGGACCAATGCCCGCGCGTCTGGTCGGGCGAGTCACTATTGATACCAAGATGGCAGGCGCCAAAACGCCCCCAGTCGTCGCCGTTTGGGCCAAGCAGTGCGTTGCCATCGGCGGCACTGAAGGACCATGAACTTGTCTTGTCTACGGCGCCGCTTCCAATCAAGGAATGTGCGTGCGAATCGCCTGCGCTATTCAAGGTTTCTGCCATTGATCAATCTCCATTCCGGTAATGCGACAGGAACCCGTTGCGACCGCGATGCGCGGCAGATGCGGGCGGCGCGATGGTGTCGTCGGACTCGTCCACTTCGGGCGCGAGCACGGTTCCGCTCGGCTCGGCGATAGGCAGACCAAGGGATCGCATCTCGGCGATTTCGCGTGCGCGCTGCCGGATGACCTGTCTCCAGTCGCGGCCTTCTCGCGCACACTCGTGAGCAAGCGTGGTCGTGCATGACGCGAGCCGGGTTTCCTGCGCGTTGGCTTCCTTGGCAGGGTCGACGTGGCCGAAACCGTCCCAGTACCACTGGTAGGGAATCGTCTGGAGGTCGGCCGGAATGATGCTCGTCGCAAGCCGTGCTTCGGCTACCCAGGCTGTGAAGACAGGTTCGAGAACGTTTCGTTCGAGATGATTGCGATCGACGCCGATGGCCTTGTGGTACGTCTGGTGATCCAGACGGCCACTGGAATAGTTGTAGTTCTTGCTATTTCCAGCCGCCACATTGAACGGCATGTTCATGCATCGTGCGATCTCATTGAGGATCGCGTCTTTGAACATCTCGTAGTTTTGCGCGGGCTGTTCAGCCTTGAACTGGCCGAGTTTGTAGCCGGCGGGAAGCGTGGTCATCATCCGTTTGTCGATCGGCATCGTCTCGAACGGCGTGCCAACCTCGAAGTCATCCGAGTCCGGCGGCATGTCGGTCTGAATGACGGCGGCGAAGTCCGCGGCGGTTTCGGCAGCGGCGAGCACGGCGAGCGTGTAGCGGCGCAGTTGCGCGAACAGCGGAAGGGCGGGTGTGATCTCGGGTACGCCGCGGAATTGCCAGGGACGATCAGCACGGAACCACTGGATGACATGGGACGGCGATAGGCGGTCAAACTGGAACGGGAACCCGTAATAGAACATATCGCCCGGGTGATATTTCAGTACGTGCCATTCCACGACGTTACCCTGATCGTCGATAACCATCCCGTCATCGACGTGCGGGTTGAGCGGGTAGGGGAATGGCGTGGAGACCTGCTCGGCGTCGAGTAGTTTGAGGTCGAGTTGTACGTCCGTGCCGAGTCGGGGGTTCGTCACCAGGAGCGCGAACGCCTCACCGTCGACGGCGCGGCTCTGACGCATCGTGTGGAGCTTCTGGGCGAGACCCGCACAGCGCGACCATTCTTCCCATGCCTTCGCGATGGTTTCGTTCAGCGATTCGTCTTCGGTGTTGACCTGAAGACGTGGCCCGGTGCCGATGGTGTCGTTGGCGAGAGTGAGGATGATGCCGGCACAGTAGGAGTTGTTCGCTCGTTCGTACCGTGCTCGGTCGCGGAGGATGCGGCGAACCTGGATGTTGTTCGCGGCACGCGCGGAGAAGTGATCAACGTTCGCCCAGTGGTTCTTGTTCTCGTGGTCGGTGACCGCGGCGTCATAGCGTGCGCGCACCTTCGGCGCCGCGGCTTGTGGTCGCGTTAAGGGTTGGCCGTTAGGACCGAGGATCATGGTTGCGTATTAGCCGCCGAAACCGTAGGGCCAGCGATCGTCCGTCAAGCCGCCGCATCGGCGACGACCTGCGGTGCCATCGGGCGTGAGTTTGTTGAAGCGGAGCCCGCGGTTGCGCGTCGTCGACGCTGCGATGGAGGCGAGGTACTTATGAGCGGCGATCAGGTCGGCAAGTTTGAATTGCTCCACCGAGCCCGCGTCGCCGGTAACGCGCTGCGGGCCACCCAAGGCGGAGACAAGGGCGGCGTCGGCTGCGGCGGCATCGTCAATTGCGGACATCGGCGGCTTCCCTTCTCAGGCTCGCGCCTGTCGTCGTTGGGCCTGAAGATCCTTGAATGAGACGCGCGTCTTTTTCGGAGCCGCCGCAACGGTCGATTCGTCCAACGAAACGCCTTGCATCGACGCGCCAACACAACAGCCCACGAGGCAGTCGAACAGGTGGTTGTCAGGGCGTTCGGGTTTCAACTTCCATTCGTCGATCGACCTGCCCGCGCCCTTCGCCTCCACGCGAACGCGGTACTCGGAGCACAGATGATCGGCCAGCATTTCGTGTGTGGCCGACTTCTCGCCGTACAGCGTGAACGTGGACTTCGAGCCCATCGGCACGGAGAGGCGATTGTGTAGGAAGGACTTCCAGAAGTTCGTATCAACGATGACGTGCCGAACGCTTCGCTTCGCGCCTGACCGGAGAATCCAGTTCTGTCCGCGGCGTTCGCCCTCGCGTTTCGGCCATTCACGCATCGGGGAGGATGACGCGCCGATGTATTTTCCGTGCGCCGGGGTGAGGATGGCCGAGTGCTGCGACTGCCTGCAAAACTTGTAAATGATGTCCGTGGAGTCGCCCCAGTTGGCGTCAATCAACAGGCGCTCAATCTTCAGATCAACGCCGTCGTCTCTCGGCCATCCGCGACCCAAGAGCGCTCCGGTCAGCATTTCGAGCGCCCCGTAAATCTGGCCTTCCAGGTCGGGGGCTTTGATCACGTCGGCGATGGATTGCTTGGCGTCGCGGAGCGTGAAGTAATGGCGGTTCTGCTCGGGGAAGGCACCGTAGGCCAGAAGATTGCCGGTGAAGCCGTCTTCCCAGCCCACAACCGCGTAGTACAGGAGCGACTTTTGCACGTCGATGAATGCGGTGATCTTGTCGCTGCCAAGAGGGACAGTGCCCTTTGCGTGGCGGTTTAGCTTGGCGGTGATCTGGTCGGGCGTGAGGTCGTCGGGGCGAGCGTCCGCGTCCTTCATGGGCTCGTTCTGGTACTCGGCGAAGAACGCGCGCTCATCCCGCAACTTCAAGTTCATCGCATGCTGGATTGCGGATATCTCGTCATGCTCGAATCGCTCTTCCCACGCGACTTTTGCACCCTCATCCATCGCTTCGCGGTTCTCGCGATAGAATTCGGTCGCTTCGGTGATCCCTTGCTCGGCCTTCAGTCCATCGGAGCGGATGCGCGCGTACTCTTCCCAGAGCTTTTCGTTCGTCGGGAAGCTGTAAATCATCTTCGTGCGCGTCCCGTTCCATTCGGGATGCTTGTCGCGGTCGAGGATGTTGTCGGCCATGTCGCCGGTGGCGATTACCGTGCAGGGCATGATGCCGGAGATTTTCTTGCCGGGTCCGGCGAGGCCGAGGATCGCACCCGCGAGGATGCGTTCGCGCGTCTGGCATTGGCTTGGGGAGTGCGCCGATCCGTCGGTTTGCGGGTCGTCGACGACCACCAGCGAGGGGCGAACAGTCTTGCCATCCGGACGCTTGAACTTCATGCCGCGCAGGCCGCCGGTGATGCCCGCGACCTTGATGATCGCACCCGATGCGGCCGAGCCCTTGACGGTCGGGAGGATGACTTCGCTGGCAGTCCAGCCGATCCGGGTTCGCTCGCCCTGGTAGAGCTGGCCGGCGCATCGGTTGGCGATCCCCTCGAGTTTTTCGATCGGGACGCAAACCTCGGGGAAGTCGGCGATGAGTTCGTCGTTGCCCTCCAGTTCGGCTTTGATGGAGTTAAGCATCTGGCCGGCGTGGCCCTCGTCTGAGCCGATGAGCGCCATGAAGTCACGGTGCCCGTAGAGGGATGCCCAGATGCAGGCCGCTTCGGCGAGGGCGGTCTTGCCGGATGCTCGCGGCATCGCGGTGGCGAACAGACCGCCTTGAAGGACGGAGGTTTCGATCTGGCCGATAACCTTCAAATGATCCTCGCTCCATGCGAGGCTGAAGGTTTGCGGGAAGTACGATTCGCAGAACAGCCGGTAATTGAACTGGCAGGCCGCCCTGCGTTCAGCATCGGCAACCGTGGGCAGTTCCCCGATGTCTCGACCGCTCTTGGCGATCTCGCTGGCCCGTTGCCGTGCGGCTTCCTTGACGCGCTCGTACCCCTGCGCCATCGGGATCGTGGCAGGCCGAGGCGCGTGCCGTTCGCCAACGAGCCACGCGACGTATTTGATCAGGTCGATATGCCGCCCGGAGCCGACGCGCAGGCCGGCACGGTTGCGCTGGAGGGTCAAGCGCCGTTCGGTCAAGACGGTTCCGAGTTCGGTGGAATTGAGTAACCGGCAGAGCTCGGCGGGACCGAGCTTCCGCAGGTCAGGGGAGGGCGTGTCGCTCATGGATCGGATAGATCAGTTGCGGTCGGGTCGCTCATTCTTGAGGAGCCAGGCGGCGTAGCGGATGAGATTCAGCGTGCCATCGGGATTGATCGGGGCACCGCTTGCGATGTCGGATTCGATGGACTCAGCGGTGACGGGGGAGCCAGAGACTTTCGAGAGGACTTCGGCGAGGCGGCGAGGGGTCAGGCCGGTGGGGGTCATGATGCGCGGCGGGGTTCGAGACCGAGACCGGCGAGCCGTTCAAGGGCGACGGCGACGTACTTGGGCGATATCTCAATGCCTCTCGCGAGGCGACCGGTTTGCTCGGCGGCGACGATGGTAGTTCCGGAACCGGAGAAGGGCTCGTAGGCAATACCAGGCCAAGATTTCATTGCGAATTCAGGGAAACCTACCGGGTAAACCGCCGGATGATGGGTGTCTTTCATCACAGGGCCGCATTGCCGCTGAACCCGTATAACGCTGTCGGAAACCTTATGAGTCTGAAGCGAGGCTTCGCCGGACGACCATGTTCGACCGACAGGATCGTCGCCTCTCATGGTGGTGTCGCCGGTTCTATCTCGCACGCTTTCCGGTTTCTTGGCCACAGTTTTTTCGGGTTTGACTGGCTCCCGATTGAAGTGAAACACGAACTCATGCGATGGCGCAAGCCGGCCATTCCAGTCGCCTGGCAACCCGCTTCCTTGATCCCACACGTACCACCCAAACCGCCTCCATCCTTGCTCTCTCATCCATTGAATCCACCCATCCCAGTACGGAATCCACTCGCCGTCCCGATGAATGAGCCCGAGGTTGACGAGCACCTGCCCTGCGTCCGCCATCGGCAGATTGCCGAACACGCCACACATGAGCGCATCCCAGTCGCCGATACCACCACTCTCGTAATCGCGCTGCTGGCCGTAGGGCGGGCTCGTGAAGCACAGGTCCGCCTTCTCCCCCGCCATCACCCTCGCCACGTCCTCCGCCTTCGTCGAGTCCCCGCACAGCAGTCGATGTTCGCCCTTCCCGGTCTTGCTCGGGATCACCCACAGGTCGCCCGTCTTCACGTCCCACTTCGCCTGCAATTCGTCGGCCTTGTCGTGCTGAGCGCCTTGGTCTTCGCCGCTCGATCCCCCTTCACCACCCACCAACGCATTCCCCAGCCCCTTCACCAGCTCGTCAACCTCGTCCCCCGTAAACCCGACCGCTCCCAGATCGAACGCCTCGCTCTGCATCGCCCGAAGCGTCTCGGCCAGCGCCACGTCTTCCCACGAGTTCGCCCCGAGGTCCGACGAGCGGTTGTCCGCGATGCCGTACGCGACCGCCTCGGTGGGGCTCCAGTCCTTGCGCCGCACCGCGACCAACTGCCCCGGCTCGGGGTCAACGATCAAAACATCGGTGAAACCCGCCGCTTTGGCGCTTTCGAGCGTGCGATTTCCGGCGCAAACGACGCCGTTTTCGTCGATCACGATCGAGCGTGCGGGACCGAAACGCTTCACGCTGGCGTCCACCGCCGCGACGTTGCGATCGGTGTGCTTGCGGAGGTTCGCGGGGTCGGGCGTCAGGGCGTCGATCGTGACTCGCGAGACGGGCGCAAGCGCCTTTACGGGCTCATCTTGCGCGGGTTTTCGGGCGTCAGAACGACGGGCTTTGCTGGCTTGGCTCAAGGGCGAAACGCTCAAAAAAAGAAAGTGTATTGCATAAATGGGCTGTTCCCGGTGCGACGTCCTTCGCAACGCATAAGCGGAAGGACCCATAAAAAATCGCATGAAATCGGAGTTTTTTTATCAATTTGATACGCATTCGTTGATATGATCGTGTGCTGAAATGACGCGAATGACGAGGTTTCGTCACCCCGATTTTCGCCCTTCCTAGTCGTATCATATTACCCATATTATCGCACAAATCTATCACGGTGTACCGATAGTTTGATACGTTCACAACCTCATACCACATTCACCGTCCAGTATTCCGACGCACGCCCCACCCCGCATCGCGTCGCCGTATCGCGCATCAGGATCACCCGATGCGGCGGGTCGTTCAGCAGCGCGTGCAGGAGGTCCGCCGCGCTCTCCGCCATCCCCGCACACTGCGAGGCTCTGGGCGGCTTCGTGAAGTGTCCGATGCGGTTGAACCGGTGCTGCTGAGCGTTGTTGCGTGCCGCATAGGCGGAGAGGTCGTCGTCGAACGTGAGCGGCGGTAGGCCCTCGGCCTCGCGCGCGGCGTTCAGGAGGGGGAGGAAACCGGTTGGGTCGGTCACTGCTCCGGCCACTCCGGCAAGCACAGCGCCACGAACAGCCCCCCGACCCCGCCGCACACCAGGCACATCACCGCGATGATGCCCCGGACCAGGCTCCCGCTCGTCGGCCTCGCTTGCCCGTAGCCCTTGAAGATGAACACCGCCGCCCCGCATAGGCCGGGCAGGAAGTGAAAGAACAAAATCGCCAACAGATGCATAATCGTGAATGCGCCGAAGATGATCACGACGTTACCTCCGTTGTTTCTGGTACTGGAATCGGCTTGTGCGCTTCGCGGTCTTTTCGCCACTTTGCGTGCACGTCATCGAGCGGGAAACCGCCAGAGCGCGATAGGTGTCTTGCGATCACAGCGATCAGGTTCATCGTCGGAACGTCTTCGCTGAACCACCACGCATCTTGTTCAAGGCGATCTCCGAACTCGCGGATGGCCTGAGCCCTGCATTCCCGGTTCCGCCGATTGCTGCGATCCTCAAACCGCTCGACGGCATAGCCAATTCCGATAGCCGCCAAGCCGTTAGCGATACTGAGAAGCGTAAGGGCGCCGATGATCCCAAAAAACGATGTCACTTGCTCGTCCCTCCCAACGTCTTCAATTCCGTCTCCAGCACCCCCACCAGCGCGTCGAACTCCTCGACGATCAGCGGCGAAAGCGTCGATGCCGCCAGGTCCAGGCCCGGCACCTTGGCCAGCACGGCAGTCAGCACCATCGCGGCGACCTTGTCGCCGTACTCTTTTTTGTTCCGATCGAGGTAATCGAGCGCGAACGCAGCCGCCGCGGGCAGCTCGGCGGAGATGATCTTTTCGCCCTCCGCCTCAACCGCCGGTAGAATGCTCTCGATCGCGCCACCAGCGGCGTGCAGGCTGGTCGCGACGACGTGGCCGACGGCGGCTGCACCGTCCTGGATCGTGTCGCCGACGGTTTCATACCACGGCTTGTGCGGGGGGCTGGGCGGCGAGGTTGCGGCTAAGGTCGTGGGGACGGTTTTCTCGATCGTCTCGGGTTCGCTCATTTGGGCCGAATCTCCAATGCGAGAATTCGCTCGTGCAACTCGTTAATGGTCGCTTGCAGTTCGATGATTTGATGCCGTAGCCGTGCATTCTCGGCCGACTCTTCGTGGGTTCGCTTGCGCTTGCGATACTCGGCGACCTTCTCCCACACGCTCGGACCGGCTCCGATCACGATGACGATTACCGGAACCCACCAGGGGCCGTCGCCGTTCATGACCTGCGCGATGGCCATCGGAAGGGCGATGCAAAGCGCGGCGAGCAGCAACAAGCGGTCATACTTCCCGCCATCCCGTTCGATCGGGAAAATCGCTTCAAGTCGCGGTAGGGTGGTCATCTTTCGATGGCTCCGGGTTGGTTGGAGGCTCGCCGTGTGCAGCGCGGCGGCCGGATTCGAGTACGGCGATAGCGATAGCCAGGAGGCACGGAATACCCACGACCGACCAGAGTTCAACGTTGTGAATAAATGCGGCTCGCGCGGCCTCGGTTGATGCCGCGCTCATCGCGGTAATTCCCGCGGCGGCCAGCACCTTGCGAGCCTCTTCCTTCGAGAGTTCACCCTTGACGGCGCCGGCGACCGGACCGAGCCAACGGAGGAACGACGCGATGCCGTCTCGCAACATTTCGCCCGTATGCCGTATCAGCCAGAGAGCACCTTTGCCGCAGTAAGCGGCCCATTCGCGGAAGGTCATGTACACACCGCGACCAATGAAACGCATGCCACCGCCACGCATACAATGACACAGATCACACCCGCCGACAGCCGATCCCGGTCGTCGTCGTTCATCGGTGGGCTTTCACAAACGGGGACCGCGCGGGCCGCGGCTTCGCGGGTGGATCGTGGTTGGCCAGCAAGACCAGTGCAATCAGCGCCGTGAAGACGATCACGTACAGGGCCACGAGTAGCCGGGACGTGAGCGTTTCGAGGTCGTCGTCATTCACTGGGCGGCCTTGAGTTCCGTAAGAAGTCGCGGCGAGGCGTAGCCCTTAGCCTTGGCGTGCCCATCGAGGAATTTCACGAGGTCGCGAATGCTGAACTGTCCGAACTCGTCGACCACCGCATCTATGCCGTGCTCCACAACCGGAGGCACTTCGCGCACCGCAATCGGAAACCCGACCCGCACTGCCGTACGCTCAACCAGCCCGCCCGCGTGCGCCACGATATCCGCCTTGGCGTCGATCAGGTGCTTTTGGACGATCGGTGCGACCTTGGCCGTCAGGTGCTCCGTCGAGAGCGCCGGGCCGGCGGGAGCGGCGAATCGCAGGTCGGTGAGCGCCGGCGCTGGCGGGTCGGCCAGCGTGAATGCGGCGAGGGTCAAGAGGCTACCCAGGATCACGCCGGCCAGGATTGGGAGCCACGTCCGCTGTAGGTAGATCATGACGAGGGCCGCGAAGGCGTGGGCATAGGTCATCGGCCGCGGAACCCGAAAAAGCCCCGTTGATACGTGTAGGCCGCGTTCGGACATTGCCCCGTCGCACACGACCCCGCATAGGCCGGCGCGGCGTACGTCACCGGGGCGGGTCGTCTCTGCGCGGCGAGCCGGGTGTTTTCCTGCGCCACCCAGATGCGAATCCATGCCGGGTCAGGCGAGGTCCAGACCTGCCTAGATGAGTCGGCGAGGCGATGGAGCGATCGAGGCGCAACCTTATCCGGTGGAACCCAGTGACATTTCGGACATGGGTTGCCGCCTAATGCCGAAACTGTGTAGCGGTAGCCGCAAAATCGGCAAGGCATGCCGGAGGCGTACAGATCCTCTTTGGATGGCGAAGGATTATCGTCGACAATCGCGACCTTCTCTCCGCGTCCGTTTCTCGCGTAATTACAGCTGCATGGGTCGCAATCGCATCGCACGCACAGGCATTCGCCCGGTCTCGTCGCGGACGGGAGGGAGGCGGCCGGCGGCGTGCGGACCGACACGACCGCCTCCCCAGCCGGCGGAAGGGGGGCGGGACTGACGAGCGGTTCGGTGGTGGATTTAACCGGCGAGGCGGCAACGGGAGCGATCGTTGCCACCCCAGCCGGGGTCCGCGGTAGCGAAGCGGATTGCGCGGGAGCCGGATCGACTTTCGGGGGAAGACCGTCCGGGGTTGTTGTAAGCAAGGCGATCAATGTGAGCGTGATCATGCGAGAGTTTCCACCTTCGGAGGCAACGAGGTTTCCTGCGGATCGTCAGGAGGCGCCATGAGCACAAACAGTTCATCACGCGCGATCGACTCCAGGCGGATCTTGAATCGCCCCTTGTCGCCCCACGCTTCACCCCAGGAGTTAATTCCGTCCAAGCCCCAGACGCCGCCTTCGTTGATCAGTCCGTCGGCCGTGACACAGTGGTTTGCCCAACCGCCAGACACCTGAATCCAGCCGGAGCGATAGCCCTGAAAGGCACCACCGACCGCCACCCCGTAGACCGGCATGCCGCCGTGAAGCAAACCGGAAACCATTTCATCGACGGACGAGCAAACAAAGCCTTTCCACCCCTTGAAGCGATTAGCGATTTGCTGGGCCTCGGGCGGGAATTGGCTAGCGTAAACCATGCCCTCGGGAACCTGCTCCTGAAAACAAACCCCATCGCGTTCAAGGCTGTGTAGGGCCGCGACGATCGACGCGCCGGCGTCCCGTCCGCCGTTGATCATTCCGTAGACAAAGCACGAGGAGAACGTGTGCGGGGCACCTCCGTTACGCTGCCACACCTTGTTCGCAGCGGTTCCGGTTCCATGCCCGACGCATGAGCCGTGCCCACCTTGATTGAGAATCTTGAACGGGTAGACATCCTTGAAACTGATCGGCTTCCACTGGTCGCGCGGCACAACCGGGTAATGGTCGCCGAACGCGGCCATGAGATGACGTTCGGAAGCCGACGAGACGAGTCCCATGCCATAAATCGGCTTGCCCGAGGCGTCAGTAACGAGGGGATCAGTCGAGGTCACTTGAACTTACCCTCTTTGTACAGCCGCGCGGCGGCGACGACTTCTGAGGCGGACGTGGGACAGCGCTTGGCGTAGACCCGTTTCTCGCCTTCTGCCTGGATGATGAGGGTCGGCACGCCGCTAGCCGCGACGAAGCGCCGCAGGCCCTTGTCGTCGAGCACCTTCGACTCTTCGGTGAATTTGCGAAGATGACCGCCAAGCTTGACGATTCCCTCCTCGAGCGCGGGGTCGGCCTCCATTCGCGCGAAGTCCACGCCGGGAGCGTCGGGGTCGTACACCAGCGTTACCCAGAGCGTCCCCTCGATCGGCGAGGGCGTCGGGTTCGGCGGGTCGACATGCACCGGCCAGTGATCGTATGTGACGACTCCAACCAGCCCCAGCACGAGCGACAGCACGAAAGCGCCAAGGCAGCCACCGCCAACCCAGAGGGCAACCGGGCGCTTACCACACGGCCGCGCGGGGTCTACGGAGGTGCGCGATCCCCTCCCCCTTGGCGGCAGTGGTTCGATCCCATGCGGGAGTTTTGTGGCGTCGCTCATTGGAGGGCGTGCACCGATTTGAGCAGGCCGTCCTTGATTTCGTTACCGACGCGCATGATGACCGGCACGTCCGTCGGGTGGGTCGTTACCATGTCACCGTCGTTCATCACGGCGAGGATCGCGGCATCGGCGGCGACGATACGCTTGTCGGCGGTGTCGCGCATCTCGTAGGCCGCGGTGCGTTCAGCGATAAGGCTGGGATCAATCATCAGATAGACTCGTCTCTACTGGGCGGCATCACCGTGTAGCCGCGGGATTCGAGGAGTTCGCGAGCGTCGCGGATCACGGCGTCTTCGCGGGCCTGCGGGCAGTCGCCAGCATGATAGACGCGAAAGCCAGAGCGTTGGCTGCAACGATCGCAGTAGACCGGAGCCGGGTCCGCAATCGGCGTGAGCAGCGTTGGGTCGGACAGGATCACCTCAAGGGTCTCCGATCCGGGAACGTCACGAGTTCGGCACGTTCGGGAGGAAGGTCGTTCACGGTGCGTCCCCAGCGATTGCCGCAAGGATTCGCTTTGTCTCCGCCTGCCGTTCGGTTCTCAGTTTTGCCACCGTGCCCTCCAGAGCGCTCAGCCGTTCGAGGACCGTCGGCCTGCCTTCCGCCACCAGGTCGAACGCAGGCGGCGTCGCGGCGGCGTCGGGCTCGGCTTGCAGGTCGTTCGTCAGCCGGTCGAGTTCGTGCATCACGTACGTCTCGGCTGAGTGCTGGCGGATCGTGGCGAGGCGAGCGACGATGGAAGCGTTGGTCAAGATGGTCTCCTATCCCTATTAGATCCGGTCGCTCGGTCACGCCCCACGCGATTGACACAGCAATTCATGCAGTTTCTTGATCGTCGGCTCGGACATCACTTCCGAGTGAAGGATGCGCCGGATCTGCCGTTCGCTGAGCGTGGCGCCGTGCGCGAGCCCATCGGCGATGAACCCCGACGACGCGCCCATCGTTCCGGCGACGGCGATGATGAAATCGCGGCGCCAAACCATCCGCATGGCGTGGCCGTCAACCCAGGGCGGCTCGTAGTCCATTGCCAGCGTCAGCACAGGTCGTCGGCTCAGTTTTCCACCCCCTCTCCCCCTAGCTCCATCACATCCACCACCCAGTCGAGCACGCGCCGCGCCGATTCCGCCTCCAGCCCCTCGAGCGCCTCACTCACGGCTGCCATCGCCGCGAGCTCACGGCGGATAGACGAAAGCGGCTCGGGTTTCGGCACCAAGAAGCCGTCGTGCTCCACATACGGGCGGGCCTGAACGCGCGGCCGGTCGTCGTTGGCCTCCGCCTTGGGCGGCGCTTCGGCCTGTTCTGTTTTCGCCTTGGCACTCACGACCCTCTCCATTTCCGCCGTTGGAACTTGCCCCTTCGACTTCGCTGGCGGCTTGAAAAACGGCGACTTCGGGCAGGTTCCCTCATGCGGCTTGCCCCACGCCGACCCGCACTCCGCGCACAAAGGGCGCCTCTCCGGCTCAACTACCGCCATAAGCCCGTCGGAACTTCGAACGCTCGGCGTCTCCGCGTTCGAACCTGCATGCCGCCGGGACCGCGAGCACGTATCGAGATGTCCAAACTCACTACCGCACTCTGAGCACGCTTTCACCGCGTTCCCCCTTTCCGTCTCGGTTTCTTCCACGCGTTCGGTCGCTTCGCTTTGGGGTCCACCGCCGGCAGGTCGTGCCCCGTCGCCTTGCCCCGGCCTCCCGCCCGCTTCGGGTCGGGCTTGTACCGTGGACGATCGTGGCGGCCGGCCAGCGCCTTCTGCGCGGCCTCATACTCCGGGCGCGAGTCGCAGCACAGGCACACCTCCGTGCGCGAGAGCATCGCTCCCCCGCATGCGGGACAGTCGCGGGCATGCGTCCGGAGGGCCTCAGTCCACTGGAGGCTGACCCCGCGCGTCAGGCAGTCCTCGCCCTGCCACGCAATCGCCGGGTCGTACCGCTCGCCGTTGCGTCGCCGATCAGGCCGGGTCGCGGTGTGCCGATCGAGCCGGTCGGGATCGACGCTCTGAGGCTGGTATCGCTCTGGAGGATCGACGGGGGCCTGCCATTCGGCGACCCAGGGTAGGGGCTCACCGGATGCGTCCACGGCGACGACTACGGCACCTTCGGAGAGAACCGCCTGTCCGCCGCCGAGGAGTTCGGCCAGTGCCGCGGCATACCGCTCGTCGGCCCACGCGAGCGATGCGACACCGGCCTGCGCGCTCTCGGATTGGAGCACGCGGAGTAGGTCGCCCGCGTCTGAGGATAGGATGTCGCCCAAGGGTCGCCCGCCATTGGGTTGGACGGAGGCAACTCGCCTGGTTGCTTCCGCTGGCGGGAGAGTGTACGCCATATTTGGGAGACAATTCAAGAGATTTCTTCCGATACGGGATGTGATAATTGCGAGAATGGGATGGACGGAGGGAACTATCCGGAGATTCCGGAGGGTTGCCTTGCGGATTCCGTCTACAGCGTATACACTATAGGCATCTGTCCACACTCACCCGCACACAGGAGCGACACTCAATGGCCAAGGGCACCCCAGCACGCGCGCCGGCCGCAAAGGCCGTCCGCCTCGACCTGACCAACGATGAGCACGCCGCATTGGCCGATATCGCACGACGGGCCGGAATGCCCATGGCGCATGTCGCCCGGCAGGCCGTGCGTGACCTGATTTCGCGTGCGCCGAAGCGGAAAAAGGGCGACGACCCAGAGAATTTCCGAAGTTTTATCTTCGGGCAGGATATCGACTTGCGCCCCGAAATCGCAGCCGAGTGATATTTTATCCGTCTACGCTGTTGACGGATGATGGAACAGGGTGTATATTGTAAGTGTGGAGACGAGGAAACGAAGACGAGAACCCAACCCCGAACGCGAGAGGATCGAAAGATGACGACCAAGACCAAGACGAGCCCGGAAATTGCAAACGCGACCCGGACCAGCGGCAACACCTACACCGTGACCTATGTGGGCCACGCCGAGATGGACCGGGATGTCCCGTACGACTACCTCCGGACGCTGGCCAAGGGCGGTTGCCGCGTCGAGGTGCAGGATTGGGAGGGCAACCACACGATCGCCGCCGAGTGATTCCGTCCGCTTCCTCGCCACACGGCGAGGCCCCATTGAAGCTGAAGCGGAGACCTCCTGCGGACGAAAGGCCGCACCCGTTCCGTGGTCGCAAGGCCACGGCCCCATTGCGAACCCAACCCCGAACGCGAGAGGATGACCCCGATGAACGCCGAACAACTCGAATCCATTGCCCGCCGACGTTATTACACAGGAGGGGAACTGCTCGTCGTCGACCCGCAGACGCGAATCGTTCGGCCTCGCAACATCGTCGACCCGCACGGCGTCTGTGCGATCCGGGTCAACGCAGACGGCACAATTACAGAGGGCTGGTGGTGCCAAGTGCCCGGACGCGTCGGCTTTCGACCGCTGGTGCCCTGAAACGGCCCGAACCTACCCCCTCTCTCCCGAGAGGGGAATGGCCCGCGTCGTTTTTCTGAGACCTTGAGACCCGAGATGAGGAGATTTGACCGATGAATGCGACACTAAACATGACCGGAGTTTTCGCTGTGCTGGCCGCCGAGGGACGCTATGGCGATGAGTGCCCCATCTACGCGACATTCACCGACCTCGCCAAAGCGCGGTTATATGCGAAATCAGGGGGATGCCAGATCCTCAGTGGTTGCCGCCAAGCCGCTGGAACCAGAGTGGGGCGAGGCGAACTGGCCACCATGAAGTCCGCCGGGCTGTGGAGAGAGGTCTGAGTATGGCCTCTCCGACCGTCGCGCTCCGGCCTGACCGCCGGGGCGCGGCTTACCCTCTGCGGAGGGTGCGAGATTGCCCGGTCGGAGCGCTTCCGGCCGGGCGGAGATCGACGGCCTTTGTCTGGCCGAGGCGGAGGCGCAAGGCATTTTTTTGAAGGACAGAAAGCATGGAAACGTGGGTAGAAGACAGCAACGGCAACAAATGCTCGGCCAAATATTTCGGCAGCATTGAGGCCGCAAGGGAGGCCCTGGACAGCCTAAAAGGCTGCTCGGGCTGCTCGGACTGCTCGGGCTGCTCGGGCTGCTCGGACTGCTCGGACTGCTCGCGCTGCTCGGGCTGCTCGCGCTGCTCGCTCTGCTTGGACTGCTCGGACTGCTCGGACTGCTCGGACTGCTGGGGCTGCTCGGGCTGCTCGGGCTGCTCGGGCTGCTCGGGCTGCTCGCGCTGCTCGCGCTGCTCGCGCTGCTCGCTCTGCTTGGACTGCTCGGACTGCTCGCGCTGCTCGGACTGCTCGCGCTGCTCGGACTGCTCGGGCTGCTCGCGCTGCCAAGGTGATCCTGACGCGGTCGCCTCCGGTCAATTCGGCCCTCCGCCAACGCCGACGATCGCGCACATCCATCAGGCCGTTTATGCATCGGCGTCGAACTGCGATGCGCTCAAAATGGACACTTGGCACGAGTGCGACAAGACCCACTGTCGCGCCGGCTGGGTCGTCCATCTCGCAGGCGAGGCCGGGAGTGCCCTGGAGCGATTTTTCGATACGCCACTCGCCGCAATGATGATTTACGACGCGAGTTCACCGGAGCGTGTCTCGCCGGTGCGATTTTTCGAGGACAACGAAGCGGCGATGGAGGACATGAAGCGGCTGGCTGAGATGGAGGCGCGGAGAAGTGATGAGCACCATTGCGAATTGTGAACAGCGGCCCGAACCTACCCCCTCTCTCCCGAGAGGGGAATGGCCCGTGCCGTTTTTCTGAGATCGAGACACGAGATGAGGAGATGACCCCGATGGCAGCGACCCTGATCAACGTCTTGACCGAAATCTCAAAGAATCGCCCGTACGCAACCGTCAAGGACGGATCGCGGGACTGGGCGATCGGAGACCTGATTAACGCGATTGACGACGAGCCGGAGCCGACGTTTGCGGCCCGAGAGACCGAGGATGGACGAATCCACATATACCCGATGCGGTGGGACGGCTTGTGCGACGAAAACGGGCAACCGTGGTTCACGGTTTTACCGACCGCCTGAGTGGGAGTCGACGCCGTGGACCAGCCTCGCCACGAAGATCGCATCCTTTGCCTCGAATGTGGGCGGTGGTATCGAGCGCTACCGACCCACCTCCTTCGGCGTCATAAGATGAACGACGAGGCTTACCGCCTCAAATTCGGGATACCGGTTGGTTCGCCTCTGGTTTGCGGGGAGTGGAGCGAGAACCAGCGGCAACACAATGCCAACCGAGACTCCAGTCAGACGTTGACGGCGCGCGGACCGCAGGCCGGATATACGCAACGCGAATCAGTGCGGCGAAGACGACAGGGAGAGTACCGTCAGCTCGCGAAGACTGGGGTGTTAGCGGCGGCCAGCGTCGACAGGACCGCCGAACGGCGAGCACTCTTGTGCCCCTACCCGGTTACGATCCGGCAGGCGTGTGACCGGCTCAACTGTTCGCGATCGGCGGCCTACACGTTTTTGAGCGCTTGCGTGGCCTTGGGCCACCTTCGAAGGGTTGGCCGTGGCCTTTACGCTGTTTGACCACACCTTCCCGTCGCGCTCCGGCCTGACCGCCGGGCCTCGCAACCGCATCTCCTCTCCCCGCGTGCCCTCCGACGCGGGGTTTTTGCCGCGCGGCCCGTCCAACCCTTCGGCGATTCCGAATAGTTCGGCCCAAACCAACACGCCATTCGCATACCCCGATCATAAACGAACGTCGAATTAAGACGTTCCATCAGACGTTCTACCCCTTGCATCGCCCTATTTTCGTGGTATTATAGGACGTTTGAAGTAAATGCCACCCGCCGTAAGTCGGTACGCCGTAACGAGTTTATGAAAACCGATATCCGGCTGTTCAGCCAGGATTGTTGGTCTTCGGAACCGACGGTTAGGGGTTCGAGTCCCTTCGGGTGTATTGTAGTAGAAAGACCCTGGGAAACCAGGGTTTTTTAATGCGCCGCAAATGCCGAAACCGAATCCCTTCGTTTGCCATCAGACGTTCTTACGAGACGTTCCATCGGACGTTCCGGCTTGACCAAATGGCTAATAGGCGACACAGTTAGGTGGGTTGCACGACTGGCCTCAACGGAGGAAAACCGATGCCTCGCAAGGCTGGAGCGCGTTGGCACAAGGGAAAAAAACGCTGGTACGCCAACATTGGAGAGGTCGATTCCAAGGGCCGCGCGACCGAGGTTTATGCCCCCGAAACGATCGGCGAAAAGGATGAAGGAGCAGCCTGGGAATGGCTGAAGACCGAACGCGCCCGACGCGATAACGTGGTTCCCGTCGTGATCGAGAACTCGGTCGATTGGGTGTTTGAACGTTACCTGAAGTGGTACGAGGATCGGGTCAAGGAAGGGAAACACTCGATCACCGAACAACGAAACAAACAGCGGCACCTGGGGATGTTTTGCGACGTGTTCGGGACGCGCCCGGTGCCGTCCGTCTCCCCCGAGGAAGTCACCGCGTTCGGCGAAGACCTGCTCTCGGATTACTCGCCGGTATATGCCCGGAATGTCTGCGCGTCAGCGCGGGCCGCATTCAACTGGGCGGCGAAGGCTCCCCAGCGATTGATTGCAGACAACCCGATCCGAGGGTACAGAGCTCCGATGATTCCGCGCTCACCCGAGCGTCATGCCGAGACCATCGAGGCGGCTGCGTTCATCGGGTACTGGCGAACACGAACGCCACGAACCTACACGCTCTCACGGTACGAGCGGCTGACGATCTTGCTCGAGCGTTGCCTGATCAACACAGGATGCCGCCCCAAGGAACTCTGTCGGCTCAAATGGGAAGACATCAAATGGAATGCCTGGCAGACGCCGGCCGGACACTCGGCAGCCAAGGCGATCATCCCCTACCGGCGATGGAAGGCCGGCAAGGTGACGGGTAAGCCGCGAACGATCTACTTCTCCCCCCTGCTCTCCCGAGCTCTGCGGCGAGTGTTCGACCGCACGCCACCCAACAGCGAATGGGTGTTCGTCCACCACGGCGGGTTTGCCGGGCGCGGAATGAACGAGCCGTGGGAGGATGGCTCAACACTCTCGATTACCGTGAAGAGAATCCGAACCGAGTTGATCGCGCGGCAGGAAAGTATTCGGGAGCGAATCCGGGGCGGAGAAGATGTGCGTTCCGCAGAACGAAAACTGGCGGAAGTGCTCATCCAGGACAAGGGCGACAACCGGCTCGTGAACTACCGCTGGCGACACACGGCAATCTCGACTCTGCTCATGCACGGCGTCGATGTGGCGACCGTTGCTCAGCTAACGGGCACGTCCCCCGACATGATCTATAAGCACTACGGGCACTTGCTCGACAGCCATTTACAGGTTGCGGCTGAGAAACTTTTTAGACGGTCAAAGCGTCCCGGATCGGCGCCTGTGCCCCCCGCGAAGACGTGACTTTCCATCCGGGGATACAAGCGATGGCTCCGGCTTCTCGGATGGCGAGGTCGCCGGGGGCTCGAACCTGCGGACCTGCTTATCGACGATGTGCGCCAGTTGCGCGAGAGTAAGCCCCCAGCGGCCTCGCCCGCGGTCTCCCGGCTTGCCGCCCGGTACGAGTTCGGTGAACGGATAGCGATGCACGCGAATGAACGCCACCAGTGACGCGACCGAAATCCCGGATCGCTCAGACGCTTCGCGTGGTGTCAGCACTTTCGGAATCACGATCGTCTCGATGCTCATCTCGCCCCCGATCCTCCCCCTCAGCCCCTCCCTGCCTCATCCCGCCCGCTCCCATGTTGCGGGCCTAACGCCCCTCGCCCAGTCCCGATCAGTCTCCTCGCGTGTTTTCCGGATGCGTCCCAGTGACGGCCCTCAGTCATCTAACCGAAACGTCTCCCGGCAATGAGGACAGATCACCTTTCGCCCGGTTAACGGCACGTCAACTTTCTTTGCACGCCCGTCGTCGCCGATAACCAGCCTCCAGCGGTCGTCGTTATCCTCACCTTGGGCGGTGAGTTCGCCTGACAAACCGAAGTCGGGAAACTCCTCGCGCATCACCGCAAGCACGAGATTCACGGCGTTGACCGCCTCGTAAAACTTCTCCGTACCGTCCCACTGAAGGCCGGAGTAGTCCCGCGCAACCTCAAGTTGGATGTAGGACACGTTGCCGACGCTGTGATGCACCCATTCGGCATGATCGCTGGGATCTTCGCCGAGAATGGTGCCCAGAAGTTTGAGTTGCGGCGTGGTCGGTTCGCTCGTGAATTTGAGCACGCCTGTGAAACTGGTCGAATATCCCATCGTCTCTCCCTTTCGCTGGCCGGTTAGTCAGCCTCCCCCACCACTTCCTTCGTCACCCGCACCACCCGCCATTCGTACGCCGAGTCTGCCCGTCGAAACGCCGCCACATCCTCGAGCGCTTTCGATTCGTCGCAGTGAAGCGTACCTTCTGTTGCCCAGCCAAACGCCAAACCGCGTCGCCGGTACTGCACCCGATACTCCACCGACACCGTTTCGCCGCTCACGTCGTCTCCCCCTTCTATCGCACACCGATCAGTTTATGAACTTGCGTGCTGAGCCTCCATTGCGGATGAGCCAAGCAATACTCGATTGCCGCTCGCGTGTTCGCCTCTTTCGCCGGGCCATCCATCGGCTGCAAAAGGAAGTCGCGGAAGCCTGTCAATCCGGCGTATCGCTCGGGTTCCGCGCCGGCCTGCGGATAGACCAACTTCAACTCCTGCCCGCTCATTTGCCTGAATTCGGCACCAGCCTTCGGGCTCACCGTGATCCAATCCAGGCAGGGCGGCACCGGCAGCGTCCCGTTGGTCTCGACCTGTACGAAGAATCCGAAGCGATGCAGCGCGTCGATCAACACCGAATCGACCTGTAGCATCGGTTCCCCGCCGGTGAGAAAAATGAAACGGTGCGTGCGATCGCTACCCCATAATTCGGCAGCTCGCGATGCGAGCGTTGCCGCCGTGTACCGCCCTCCGTTCTCGCCGTTGACGCCGATGAAATCCGTATCGCAGAACCGACAGACGGCCGAGGCGCGATCCTTTTCACGCCCCGACCAGAGGTTACAGCCCGCGAACCGGCAGAGGATCGCCGCGCGGCCCGCGTGGAAGCCCTCGCCCTGGAGGGTCTTGATCATTTCCTTCACGGCGTAGGTCTTCATGATACCACCTCATCAAAAAGCGGCATTCCCTTGGACTCGCGAACCTCTCGCCCCCATCGCTGGTAGCGCTTCACGACGATTTCAAGGCATTCACCATACGTCAGGTGCGATAAGTCCGGAAGTGTTCGCAGTTTCATAGCATCGCGCCACCAATTTGTTGAATCGACGGAATCGAGCCGCCGAACGTGCGTGTATCGCCTAAGTGCCCAGCCGTGAACGTGAAGGTCGTCGGGGATTCGAGAGCACGTTTCGCGAACCCACGTCTCTTTTCCCTCGCGCGGCGGTAAGAGTCCGATTCCCAGCCATCCGCCACGCTCGCGAGCCATAGGGATCAACTCATCCAGAAGTTCGGGCGGGTCGGTCTCATGAAAGGTGGGAAACCCGCCGGGGAATCGCTCGTAGTTCGCAAGCGACCGCTTCCAGTCACCGCGAATGTCGTCGAGTCCTGCCACGGCGTCGGCGTGGCCAGTCCATCGCGCCGCCCAGTCGATGTAGGCCGGGAGTTCGATCATCTTGCCGCTGTTGAGTTCCGAGTAAGCGCCCGAGTCGATCAGGATGCGGGAATAGGTTTGCTGATATCTATCCTGCCAACTCGAATAGCACGCAAACGAGAGCAACACCGGCATATCGGCGGCGTGCTCTGCCTGCTGTTGCGTATTCGGCGATGCAAGATAGACCTTCACGTCGTCTCCCCCTTCCCCGGCTCAGCCTTCCGCCACCGCCGCGCGAAGCTCGTCGAACGCGGCCGCGCTCAAACCCAGGCCGCTGCGGTCCAGGGTCTCAAGGGCCTTTCGGGCCGCGGCTCGCAATTTCCCAAGCGTCTCGGCGGGAGACTCCCCTGGTGTTTTCTCGACCACCGGGTCTGCCCTGGTGGTATCGGTCTCTCCCAACATCGCCTTCCGCACGGCCGCGCGGGCTTCAGCCAGCGATGCAAACCCATCGGTCATCCACCTCATGCCACGCTCGGTTTTCGTCACGATCATGGCCGTCCATTGTTCGGGCGTCGTGTGGGTTCGCCCAGCCTTAGCCGTGAGTGTCATCGCTGGCTCGTGGGTGATCAGTTGATCCACCACGGCATCGCTCAGCATCGGCTCCGCACGGCGGTTCCACCCCGCAATCGCGGCCTCGCGCCCGTCCGTTTCCGTGTACGGCCCCATCGCACCGCATGCCTTGCACCGCACATGGAAACGATGCGTCGCCGCGACCTGCATGGGGCGGTAGACTTCGGGCTCGCCGCCGTTGGGGCACCAGGGGCAGGGGCTCAGCGGTTCACTCATTGCATGCCTCCGTCGTGATCTTGACCACGCGAAAATCCCAATCCTTCGCAATCGGATTCAGTTTTCGGAGATGCGTCATCTCTTCTACGGCGGCTTTATGGGTGTCGTATTCCACGAATCGCGCCCACGTCGCGGATTCGTCGTGCTTGCGCTTTTCCTGGACGCCGTAATGAACGGTTGTTTTTGTCTCCAACGGCTTTACGCGGCGGTTCCACGACGATCCGTTCCAACGTCCTTCGTCGCTGCTTTCGTGCCGACAACCACACATCCCGCACACGACGATGCAGGATTGACGACGATCGCCCAGCCGCTCGAAATCCGGTGAGTCGTGACCGCAGAACGGGCACGGTAGAAGCTTCAGGGGTTCATCGGGCATTGCTGGGTCCTTTCGCGGGTTCGTCGGCCAGGGCGGTAGTCAAGATCAGGCAGGCATGCAGCGCCGCTAGGGTGTCGGGATCGCGTTTGTTTTTGTCGTTGATCGGGACACTGCCTACGGCTTCTAGCGCGTCCGCGCATGCTTCCCGCAGCCTCCGCTCCCGCTCCTGGGCGGCGGCGAGTTGATACTCGGCTTTGACCACCCGTTTAAGGTAATTCGTCTTCATGTTAAAACCTTCCTTTGCTCCTCAAGCAATTGAATCGCCCGTTCGCCATCCTCCGCAGTGAACCCGAAGGCCCCATTCGTCTGCACAAAGGGATGCCCCGCCGCCGAGATCCCATCATCGTCGTCGTCAATCACGACATAGGGCTGTTCCATGTGATGCTGGTTGAGCCAGTCGGCAATCTGAGCGGCGCGGGTCGGGCGCTGAAAGGGGTCGACGTCGCCCAGGTCCTTCGCGGTCACGTCGATGAGCTCACAGCGAATCCGGTGCGTGAGCAAGAGCGATTCAAAGCCCTTCACGGTCATGTAGCCCGCATGGATGATGCTCCTCCAGGTGGACGATAAGACCACCTGGGGCGTCACGGCCTGGAGGAACTTGCGAAAAGCCAGGACCGGTTCGACATGGAACATGCCGATTTGCTCTCGGCTATTGAACGAACAATTGAGTACGCCATCAATATCCAGAAACAGCAAGGGGCGACTGGGATCGAGCCCGAGGCGTGGCGGTGTGCGTGCAATGACGCCTGTGCCGCCCAGTTCGCCCCGGACTTCCATCAGGATGATCCCCAGTCCGTTTTCGCCGACGCCCTTCACCTCGCCCCAGCGGCGGTTCACGTCGTTATCGACCGTGCCCGTTTCCACGAGCCGGGCCGCGCCCGTACCGACGAGGAGATCCGCCAGGTCCTTGTGCTGGGCGAACTTCGCCTGGACGACGGCCTTCATGCGAGTGCGGCGGTTCTTGCTCCAGCCGGGCGCGATGTCCCAGTAGGCCAGGCCATGGGCCGCCATGGCGAGGAGAGAGGGGGACGGCGCATCGAGGATCCAGCGGCGCACGGCGTCAGCCCGGGGTTTCCCGGCCTGGTAGGCGGCTTCCGCCGTGGAGTAGGTCTTGCCCTCGAATTCGAAGGGCCTGCGGTATAAGTTGGAAAAGCAACCGTAGGGCTTTTCGCTCGCCCGGTAGAACCGGATTTCTTTGGGGGCAGAGGGGGCCGCGTCGCTCATGGCTCAGGGTTCTCCGGATCGGTAGGGCCGTTGGCGAGCGGGCTTCCCTGGACCGGAAGAACGCGCCCGTGAACTTCGCCGTCACCTTCACGCCGCAGAACCCGATCGGAGCCTGCGAGACGTCCGAGAGCCTCTTGCAGTAGACAATCAATTCCCCGGCGCCGACACCGATCGTGTAGCGGCCCGGAAAACAGGATGGGCTTGCACGTCGCGGTTGCGGTCTTCATGACGATGCTCCTGTCACCACAGCGCCAACCTCGGGCATCTCCCGCACGCGAAGATCCTCGGGCCACTCGGTCATGTCGCCGCCGTGGGAGTCGCGGAGCGAGACTTCGTTCGTGACGCGCTCCTGGTTCCGAGCATGCATCTTGATATTTGAGTCGTAAGGACGACTCCCGAGTTGCTTCAGGAAGAACGGCACCCCAGCGGTCTTGCACTGATCGCGGATCGAGCGTGCACATGCGAGATCGAAGGGGCGGGCCTTGTGCGGCGACTGGTCGCTCTCGCCACCCAGAATCGCCCAAGAGAGCCACCTCAAGTAAGGGGTGAGGTCGATATTCTCTAGCATCGGCTCGACGCTGACGTAGCGAATTCGAGCGGGGACGCGCTTCAGGTGATCAAGACGGCTCAGGGTCTTGGCTCGCGTGACCGACGTTCCGGCCCAGACGTTTTCAGGCCAAGGGTCATTCTGGCTGATGAGCAAATCTGCGAACTCAGCCATGCGCCGGGGGTACTTCGTCAGCAGGAGCCAATTGTGTCGGGAACCCTTGGCCGAACGTGCGTTGACAATGACTTCCTTGTAGACGTAATCGAATGGTACGGCCTTCGAGAACAGATCCCCCATGTCCCCAACGAAGATGAGGCGGGGTGTTTCGGGTGGAATCCAGGGCTTCGTGGGGCGAGCGCGGCCCCTCATGTCGGCCCACCCGGCAGCCTTGACCATCCGGCCGGGGGCAAGCCGCACTTCCGTGAAATCGCGGGCGTAGAGCGCGGGAAGCGACAGGGCCAACCGTGTGGTGTGGAGATAGCCGGCGTAGCAAGGCCCGGGCCACAACTCACAGCCGTCGCAACCCGTGGTGCCGTTGACCGTAGAGTCGCACCATTGGATGTTCGAGTAATTACCCATTTCGTTAGCCGTTCCCCTTTCGTCTGTGGTCGCAACTCGAAACAGGGCCAGCCTGTTTGCCACGACGTTGACCCCGAATCAGCCGAGAAATGTGCTGAAACCTCACCCCATATTCTTCCGCCAGCGATTGCTGAGAAATCCCGCCACAGGCATAGGCAAGCCTAATTTCGGCCACTTGCCGATCAGTCAACTTGGCGGCAGGATTTCGTTGGCCGTATTGATCTTTGAGTCCGGTTCGATGAGCGTGGCGGGTATTCTCAGACGAGCTAACCAGTTCGAGGTTCACCGGACGATTGTCGGTCTTGCGGCCATTGGCGTGATTGACTTCCTTGTCTTCCGGCATTGTCCCAAAGAACTTCCAGTAAACGATCCTGTGAGCGCAGACGCAGTAGCGATGGCCTCCAACCATCGCTCGCACTTGGAGATAGCGCTCACCGGCCTGAGTGGAAGTGCAGTGCTCGGCCCTGCGTTTTTCGCACGGAAGCAGATGCCCGCCACGATTAACGAGTGTCCTCCAAATCGAGCCATCCGGTTCGACGGTAAGCCCGCCAACCCGGAGGATCTCCGGAAAAAGCGATTCCGGCGTAACTTGGATTTGACCTCGGAGGCGCGCAGGAATAGGCTTCTGGGGCATGACGTTCCCTCCCAAAAGGGTTCGTTGTGAAGTGGTCGGCCGGGATGTACCACCATCCCGAGCCGGCCCAACGATCATATCAAAATAACTGTCAAAAGTCAAGCATTGGATTCCAGTCTGTTCACCCATCCCGATCACTCGCCTCCCCTCGGTTCAACCACCAGCCGGCCATCCACGTCTTCGGTAACGCGACCGCCCGCGAGGATGATCGGAAGTACCTTCGTAATCAACACCGCATTATCCGTCCAAAACGCCACGTTTCCGCGTTCGTTCTCGTGGCGCAGTTTTTCGAGTTGCCGGGCGAAGTGGGCTTGCTTCTCTCCGCGTAGTTTTGCCGGGTCAAACCCCTCGCGTTTGAGTTCGATGAACAGCGTGCGGCCGTCGGGGAGCTCAGCCTTCCAGTCGGCCTGTCCTGGTTCGCCGAACGCGACGTAGCGGCCCGACGGATTGACCCCGCCGCCCACGTTCTGACGGACCGGCTCAAGGCCGAACATGCGAAGCGCTTCGAGCACCTCCTGCGTGACCTGCTTTTCGGTGCGGCCGGGGCGGAGGGGTTTGGTGCGGGTGGTCATGCCACGACTCCCAGTAACTCGTTCAGGTGCGCCCTGGCAACGTTGACCTCTACCGCGTTGCCGATCTGCTTCACCACGTCCCCGCGGTTCCCGGCGAACCTGTAGCCGGCCGGGAAACCCATACCCGCGGCAAGCTCGTGAGGCTGGAGCATGCGAAACAACACGTCGGCAATGATCGCACCAGAGGGCGTCACCAACCCGAAGCGATCCCTGCCTGTTATGGTGTCGAGCGGATCGTGGATCGAGAGAGGCTGGCCATTGCTGTAGTACGAGACCATGAAGGGCTCAACCAGGCCGTGAGTGCCTGAGCCGACGACGGTCGGCAGAGGAGCGCCAACAGAATGCGTACGAGGGCGCTGCCCTTCGCGCTCGCCGTAGTTCGTGGGGACCAAAAACGGTTGAACTATTGATATCGCACCGGCGCCCGCAACGGTCGGCATGGGCTGATGAACCGAGCGTGGGACCGCGCCGGAGTGCTGACCGATCACGAAGGGCTCGCACAAGCCAATGTTCCGACCGGCTGTGAGTGTCGGGATTGGCTCAGAGACCGGTAGTGCTGATGAGCCGATATGTGCCGCCGAAGTGCCGCGGAGCCGCACCAAAAACGGCTCGGGATCGACTCCCCAGAACAGCCGGATTCCTTCCATGATACGTGCAATGGTATTCGGCTTCAGCGGTGTCTTGCGCCCGAAGATCGACTTGCCGGGCAACGTCCAGTCAATGACCTCACGAGCCGCGCGCCAGGGACGAAGCGTACCGAATAGGCCGGGTTGCGGGTCTCGTTCGTGGCTGATCTCAGCCCAATGGATCTGGCATCGGCCTCGCACGGCTTCCACGAACAGGCGCGTTCGAGTCGTGGCCCCTCCGTAGTTTGCCGCGTTCACCAGTCGCCACGAGACCTTGTAGCCGATCGCCTCGAGCGCGTTGACCCAGGCGTGAAAGATTGCCCCTTTTTTGGATTTCAACGGGCGTCCATTGGTGCCCAGTGGTCCCCACCCCTCGAACTCCCGCACGTTCTCCACCAAAATCGCGCGCGGTCTCAGTGCTTCCGCCCAGCGCACGACATGCCAGGCCGTGGACCGGCTCTGGTCGTCACAGGGCTTGCCGCCGCGGGCATTACTGTGATGAGTGCATTCGGGGCTCGCCATCAACACGTCGAGCCTTCCAGGGCATATCCTGCGCGGATCGACCGAATCCAATCCGGTGCAGTGATGCTCAGCCGCGGGGTGATTCGCGGCATGAGTCTCGATCGCGACCGGCCAGTGGTTCACCGCGGTCAATTTCAGTTTCAAGCCGCGCAATTCGCACGCTTCGATCAAGCCGGTGGAGGTTCCGCCGGCACCCGCAAACAGATCGGCCGCTACGATGGTCTTCAATCGTGATCTCCGCATATAGTCAAAATTCATTCCGTCTCGGGCTCCCTCTCCATCCTCCCCACCTCCACCGCCAGCTCCCATGCCGCCAGATCGATCGCCCCTATCGTCGCCGCCGGGCACGCAAGGATGCACTTAGCCCCCGCGAGCAGGTTATCGCGGGTTCGCTCCAGAATCGCACAGAAGGCCGCGTAGGGCGTTTCGGGGCCTCCGACGGGGAAATTCCCGGTCAGGTCACTGTAGATCACGCTATCAAGCCGCTGGGCGGCTTCCGCGAGATTCCGCCGGCATTCGGTGGCGTTGGTGCGCACCCAGCGGCGGCCTTCGAGGAGCAGATCGCGGACGGCGGCGAGTTGGGCGGCGAGGGTGGTCAAGGGTTGGCTCCCTGGGGTGTTGGTGTGACGACAGACGCGACCTTTCCCGTTCCCTGGCACTCCGGACAAGGCCGCGTCTTTACGCCCTCGTCCCGCGACCAGCCCACGAACGCGGTAGCCTTCCCCGCGCAATCGGGACATCTCCCGGTTTGCTTGACCCACTCGGTCTCGAAGGCGTTGTACTGCGCGACACTGATGATGATTTCGCACTCCGTTGATTTGTCGCGCCGCTTCCAGTTCGGTCGCCCCTTGGCTATGCCGCGAAGCCTGGGCGGAGCGACCGCGCCTCTGAGTTTCCAGCCGATAGCCTCGTTGCCAGCGCGGAGCGATTCCCAGCGAAAGGCCGACCATGTCTCGGGTTGGCCAAGCGAGCGGCGGGCAAGGGATTCGAGGATGGTGTGGTTCATCGGTTCAGCCTCCCGCTCGGTTCGTCTTCGGGGTCGCTCAGCGGCAACTCCTGCACACCAGCCTTGCGCTGCCGGATCAGCGTCCGTAGGCCCGCGACGGCCTCGTCGTACGTTTCCTTGCACGCCCTGGTTTGTTCCTTGGCTGCGAGCCAGTCAGCCTCACAGCGGGCTACCCAGGATTCAGAATCAGCCACCAGTCGGCAGGTCTCGGCGTCGTAGTCGGGCATGATGGGTCGGGGCCTTTCGGTTAGGGTTGGAGGTCAGAACGTGGGTGTCAACCAATCGCCGCCTCTTCGGGCAGTCCGTACCGCCACCAATCGAGCAACGCGTCGGGATTCGTCCTCAGTTCTTGTTCGAGGCAGGCGCGCCACGAGCGCGGATTGCAGAGTTCTCGCATCACGTCGGACATCGACATCGAGCCCGCGTGAGGGTCTTGCGATGCCTCGTACAAAAGATCCTCCACGTCTCTCGCGATGCGCTCGGCCGCTTCGTGGGCGTCCTCGCCGGGGCCGATGTTCCGCAGATTGCGAGCGATTCGATTGAGTCGAACCGCTAGCGTGTCGCCTCTGATTCGCATGCAATGAACACTCATGGCGCCCCTTTCAGAAGACCTTTTCTTCCCAGTCGCTTTGGCAATTCTGATTCGAGTGCGCCAGGTTCTCGAACCGCGAAACACCGCCGAAGAACGCGAGACGGACAGCTTTCGTCTCTCCCATCCGGTTCTTCGCGATGAACGCGTCGGCCTCGTTCGCGCGCTCGCCGGGATGGTAAAACTCATGCCGGTGCAAGAGCACGACCACATCGGCATCAGCCTCGATCTGGCCGGAGTCGCGGAGGTCCGCGAGCCGCGGCCGTCGGTCCTCACGCAGTTCGCTCTGGCGGTTGAGTTGATGGAGCACAACCATCGGGATCTGAACCTCGCGGGCGATGTTCTTCAGTCCCGAGGAGATCCGCGATACTTCGGCCTGTCGGGACTCGCCTCTTTGGGGCTGACCGTCGATCTTCCCGAGGTAGTCGACAATCATCAGGCCAAGACCCTTCGTGGCCTTCAGGTGCCTCGCGATCGCGCCGATTTGAGAGATCGTCCGCCCCGGCGTGTCGTCGATATCGAGCTGGCCTCCGGTCAATTCGTGAACCTTCCGCGCGAGCAACCCGAGGTCATTCTGCGTCAGCCTTTCCGGTGCCTTGAAACGGCCGGCGTCGATACGGCTCTGGCTCGATAGGAGCCGTTTGCCAAGTTCCTCGTAGTCCATTTCGAGGCTGATGAAGCTGGTGTAAATCCCAGCCTGGTAGGCCGCGCGTTCGGCAAGGTTCATCGCCAGAGCGCTTTTCCCCTGGCTCGGACGAGCCGCGATGATGATCAGGTTGCCGGGCCGCAAACCGTCGATCACTTCGTCGATGGCGTGAAGCCCAGTCTGAATCCCCTGCGCGGAACCTTCGAGCCGGGCATAGATGTTTTCCAGTGCCGCCGCGGCCGCCTGAGCGCCGGTCACCACGCGGGATTTGATACGCGATGCCGTGATGGTAAAAATCCGGCGTTCCGCAGACGTAAGGAATTCGTCAGCCGTTGTCTCTTCGGCGTACCCGTCCCGCAAAATCTCGTTCGCTACAGCGATCGACTCACGCTTGATCGCTTTCTCTCGAACGATTTCCGCGTGGTGCTTACCGTTGGCACCGTGAGGCGTACAGTCGAACAGACTGGCCAGAAATTCGTCCCCACCGACTTCGTCGAACTGCCCGCGATGAATGAGCGTGTCGGCGAGCGTCAAGGTGTCGATCGGCTTCCCGCCGTTCCGCATGTCGAGCATGGCTCGATAGACGATCTGGTGTGTGTCGCGGTAGAAATCATCGGGCCGAAGAATCGTCGCGATTTCGTTCATCGTGGCATTGTCGATCAGCACCGCGCCGAGAACGCTTCGCTCAGCTTCGAGGTTCTGGGGCGGGAGCCGCGGCGGCATCGGTGCCGGGCGGTCGTGCTGAGGCTTGAATGCAAGCGTCATTGGGGCATCTCCTTCGCGGCATGCTTCGCCGCGAGTTCGGCTTGAAGTTTCCGGTTCTTCTCACGTTGGTTCGCTTCGATGCGAGCGAGCCGGACGTCGGCGTCGGGGGAGGCGACGTGGTAGACGATCGGTTCGGACTCAGCCTTTTTGGCAGCCTTCGCGGCTTCCTGCTCGGATGTCGAAGCTCCGGCCTTTTCCCATTTCCGAAGGCACCCGTTGGCGTATCTGACGATGTGCGTGGGATCGTTTGCTGCGCCGGCCAGAAGAGCCTCCCTGATCCAAGCGGCCTTGAATCGGGATCGTACCCAGAGGCGAACGTTGGGGCCGATGTTCTGGAGTTCGTAGATGCCGCGATCTCGGAATGCGCCTTGAGCCCACGAATCAACCGCGTCTACTTCGGCTTCAGTAGTAGTATTTTCTTTTTCAGATTTTTTATTATTTTCGCGCACGCGATCTTCTACGCGCGAGGGATTTTGTAACGGTGTACCGTGACAAACGTCGTCATTTTGTAACGGTAGACCGTGACATGCATGTGTGGGTTGTAACGGTAGACCGTGACACTTATCGCCCTCTTGTAACGGTGTACCGTGACATCCATGCGTGTCATCTTGTAACGGTGTACCGTGACAGGTTTCACTCTCACCGCGACTCCTTGCAGCGGTGGCATAAGCAAGTTGTTTTGCATTCAAGAGCGGTTGGCCGCACTTCGGATTGATCCATTCATGGGCATTCTTATTGACCCAAACGCCGTCCGAATCTTCCAAAATTAAGCGTGACGCGACCAGCCACTTCTTGGCCTCGTGGACCCGCTGCCGCGACGTTCCCCACTCGTCGGCGAGGTCGGAGCACTTGAGCAATACGGGGAGCGGATCCGACCACTTGTCGCGAGTGCGAAAGCGGGGGAGAGCCCAGGATTGTTCGACCACGTGCCAGAAGAGCATGCCGACGTTTTCCCCTAATCCGAGCGCGAACACGGCGCGTGCAATGTCCAATGCCCAGGGCATGTATTTCTGCCCCTGACTCAGTTTTCCCCACGCTGAAGGTTGCGGTTTAGCCACGTCGCTACGTCATCGCTGTCCAGGGGTTGAGAGGGAGTCGATTCTTGACGGCTTCGGATAAGGGAGATCCTTCAAACTGAGCCGTTTCGCCTTGGCCTCGCCAGTTCGCGATAAGGCCCTCCAATAGAGGTGTTTCCCTTCGTCGTAGTGGGGATCAACAGTGATTCCCTGCGAAGCAAGACGATCGGGAGACTGTGTTCCCCAAAGATGATTCGCCCGTCTTCCGGTAATGAATTTGCCTTCGTAGAGAACGCCGTCCATTCGTGGTGAACGAAAGCCGCCGTAACGCCAGCCGCACGCCTGATAGATGCCTCCGTGATGCCCGTGCGTGGCGTCGGCGAATGAGACAAGTAAATCCGCGCCGGATGTCCTGAGATGCGAACAGGACAAACGAATCAGAAGAGTTAAGGGAATTCTTGGGCCAGGGCGACGAACAAGTCGGGCGAGTTCCCAAACGATCTCACTCCATCGCGTCGGCGGGAACGTCCAAATCGCCGCAGCCACAGGCTCACCCGCGTCTCCGAAAAGACCACACGGAGAATGAAGACTTGTGATAAGTTGGATATTCGAAGGGATGCGATGCGAGTAATGAAACCGCTTCACCAACTCAAAAGCGTCACACTTCATCCCAATGCGAAACGAAAGCGCGGAGGCCGGGATCGAACCGCCCCCTGCGTCCTGGTTGGACGCCGTGCCACCTTGAACACCTCCCGCGCGATTCACGATTTTCTCCTCGGTTTTCTTCATAGTGCCTAATTCTACGATTCTTGTGATTCAGTGTCAACGTTACCTTGCGATTGACACACGGAAACTCTTGTCTATAATCTTGTTGCAGGTTGACCGAATCACCCGATAGACTTTGAAAGGAGGTTGGATGCAGACGGCGCTTCTGGAACTGGAACCAATGGCTCAACCAAGAAAATCAGGGCGTCCCAAAGGGGAACCCACGGTCACGGTGCGGATCGAGCAAGACGTTTACGACAAAGCGGTCCAGGTGTCAGGCATGAAGAAAATGGACCTGGGCAAATACGTTTCGCAAGCGCTCCGGCCCGTCGTTGAGCGCGAACTGAAGGCAGAGGCAAAGAAGATTCTCGGCGAGAAGTAAAAGAGGTGCGGAGAGCGCCCGCCCCCAAGCAGCGCGCTCCCCGCGAGGTCGGATGATCACCAGATGATCTGCGGTTCTTCGTCCACCTCCTCCCACTCGTCATCCGTGCCGTCGTCGTCCAGGAATTCGCAGTATTCCGCGTGGCACTTCTCGTGAAGAGGCTCCTCGTCCTCGGTGAAGTAGCGCGTGAAGCCGCCCGCGATGGGTTGGAAGCACCAGCCGCATTGCAGTTCGGCTTCGTCGGACACAGATCACCTCTCTTCCTTCGTGAGATTAAGCGTTCTCGCCGCGCCCCAGATGAACGCCCGGAGTATGTCGCGTTCCTTTGCCGCATCCCGGCTAAACGCGCACGTCGCAAGCCAAGCCCTTGTAAACCGACGGTGGTCTTGCCAAGGAACCATGTCCGTCAGGCCGTTCCAAAACTCGATCAGATCAGTAACGTCTGAAGCGGAGCCGCCGAAGTGGCAGACGAAAACCGCGATCTCCTTTGGCGATTTGCGAAGCGCCAAGACGGCCTCGAAATAGTCGACCCTCGAGATGTCATTGAGGTCGTCGGGCACAGATCACCTCCCCTCGATCACATTGAGCCGCGCCTTATCCCTCAGCAGTTCCGCCGCCAGCACGTTGTACGCTCCCGCCGCCACGGCCTCGTCGCGGTACGTCCCACCGTCGTACAGCCTGCCCCCGACGCGAATCTGAACATGCCAGCGGCCGTAGGGCGTCACGTAGACCCCGCGATATCGCGACTTGCCCCATGCCGCGCGGCGGGGGCCGATGGGCGGCTTGCGCGCTGGCTTGGTCGCCGTGAGGCGACGGGTCGCGGCCTTGCATTGGCGGATGATGTCGGCGAGAGACAAGATCACCTCCTTTCGGTTTCGGGTACCAACCACGCGCTCGCCATCACGTTCCGCTCCTCGTCCGTCAGTTCGGGTCGATGGTGCTCAGGGTGCGGATCGTTGGGGCAACCCTGCCAGTGGAATGACCGCTCCATCTCGGCCATGTCGGTCACGTAAAACCGCCCGTCCTTCGCCCGCACAACGTCCAGGGACCACTTACCCTCGAAGTGTGGGCTCACCCGGCGAACCGTCTCCTGAATATCACTCACATCGTCCGGGTTGCACGAGTTGATCAGGACGAGCCGATCTTTCCAGTCTGGCACCGAAGCGTTGCGGATCGCATCTTCGGGCCAATAACTGTGCATGCACAGCGGCTCGGACTTCCCTCCCTCAAAAAAGCACCGGAACTCCCGAGCAACCGGCATTCCGTCGAACGCCGTGAATGAGTGCTCCAACTGCAGGAATTCCCTCACGGCCCACGTCCGGGTCGAGAGTCCCAGCATGTCGGCCATTTCGGAGAACTCGACCAGCGCGGCAACGTGGCTCACCAGATCCTCGCCGCGCTTGAGGTAGCAGGTTCGCCGCCAGTCGTGCTTGCCGCTCGTCTGGCCGGTCCGGAGAAAGCATGGGTAGCCCATGCCGTCGCAGATCGCGCGGAGTGCCGAAAGAAAGCCGTCGAAGTTCTCCGGGGTCTTGCCGTCAAGTAAGTCCGAGAGCGCTACGTCGGTCGTGAGAAGCACCGTCCTAGGGGCGGAAACCCTAGAGCGTTGCAAAATCGGCCACCAGAAGGCCATGTCGTCGCGATCTTCGGTCACGATCACCACCTTTCATTCGCTCTTGAGTTCTCGGGTCTCGAATAGGTCCGCCAGGTCCGGGCACTCCTCGCAGAGCTTCCGCACGTAGCGGCTCACGTAGGTGTTGTTTAGCCGTGGCGCGTCACCTCCTTTCTCAACATCACAGTACCATCTGATGCGTTCCCAAATTGCCTTGCCGCCGAAGCGTGTGCGGCCAGCGGCTTTGGCCTCGTAGGCGAATCGCTTGAAGAGCGTGAACACGACCGGGAACCGTGCGTCGTAAGCCCGGAACCGCTCCCCGATCGTCAGCGGCTCCGAGGTCGTTGCGACCGTGGTTGCCGCGTCGAAATCGAGGAGCATTTGTGCCACGCTATCAGCCTCCAAAGGGCGTCCGTGCCCGCCCGCTCCGTCGTGGGTCAGTCGCCGCCGTTCTCGTAGTCGGGGTTCCCGCCAGCGTCGGGTACAGCGGCGGTAGTCGCGTCGTCACGATCTTCGGGCGCCATCAGGTCCGGGCATTTCCGGTACACGTCCTCGCGCCGACGCTCGAATTGTTCCTTGGCGTATCGCTTCATCTCTTGTCCGATCGCCTGTTGTTCACGCTTGTCGCGGAAGTAGACGATTGCGACGTACTGGCCGAGCTGCCGAACCTTGGTATCTTCGGGCACGATGCGTTGATCGAGACGACCCGTTTCGACGCACCACTTGAGGAGATGGCTGTCAACCTGATGAATATTCATCGGTTCGACGCACGCCTTGGGAAGATCGCGGCCGTCGAGCGTGCATGCGCCGGTGGCGTTTTGCCAGGAGTCAACCCAGGCGGCATTTTGCGTAGCGATCCAACCACGCAGGCCCTCGAGGTATTTTTCCCTTTGCTCGGGGCTGGCGTATTGCCCTGATGCGTGGCCGCTATTGTTCTGGGGACGCTCGCGTTCACGCTCACGCGATGGGAATGCCTCGTTGACCGAATGGCGCGTCGGGCGGTCGTCCGGTTCGCTATGCGTACCGTGGTCCCCATTGCCTCCGTCGATGTCGAATGTCTTGAAGTCTTCAACGTCCTGGGTGAAGATTTCTGAGAGGCACCCGAGCGAAAGCGCGGCCGCGACATCGGCCCGCTTGACCGCCATCTTGAGGACCGTGTTACGCACGTCCCAAACGTTTTCGTTTTCAGCCTGGCCTTGCGGCTGACCGGTAATGGCCGCGTCATTGTCTCGGAACTTTTGACCGCAGCCGCCCTTTTTCGCGAAGCAGATGAAGCCGCCGCCGTACTCCGTCTTACCGCGAATCACGCTCTCCTGTCCGCAGCTCGGGCACACGAGCCCGGCCTTGCGATAGCGGTAGCGGCCCTCCATTGTGGAGCATGACCCCGAGCCCTCGCCGATCACTTCGTCGGTCGCTCGGCTGATCAGTTCCGTTTTCACGACCACTTCCATGTGTCCAACCGAAGGACCACCGAACTCGACCGGAATCCGCTCGATCTGGTGTCGCGGCCAGCAGTTGAAAAGAAGGTTGACCTTCTCGGCTCCCGGTTTGTAGAGACACTTCTTGGCAACGCCGGGGATGAGCCCGAAGTCTAGGCCGTCCTTCATCTCGTTCTGAACGAAGGTGCGGACAGCCTTTGTCGTCTCCATCGTTGCAATGACGTGGTCGGCGCCGAGCGATGGCAAGGTCGTCAGTGTGCCATGCCCGTTTGCTCGCGGCGCTAATGCCGTACTCATGATCTCCCTCGAAGTCGGCTAAACGCTGGGATTACCTGGAGTTCTTCCCGACCGTTACGGTTCCACAAGCCGAAAAGCATATCTCCAACACGGTGGTACTTGTTGCGTGATAGTTCGAGCGCGATTTCAAGGTCGCGCCAAGTCGCCCTGTCGCGGATGTAGGTGTTAGCGGCCCGCTCGATTTCGTCCGGCGTTTCAGCGGCAACAAGGTTCACTCCTGGCTGGTAGAACGGCCAGGGTGTAAACTGCGTCGGGCGTTGTCGGCGAGCGTAAACGGCCATCAGTTTTCGTCGGCCTCCCCTCTCATTAGCGCCTCGTCCATCGCTGCCCAGTGGTACGGCGCGACCTCCTCGCACCCCTCGAACGTCCCACGCTTCGCCACCCACGCGAGGATCGCCTCGAGCGCTCGGCCGTACCCCAGGTCGATCAGGACCGGCGCGAACCGTCGGCGGATGTCGGCTCGTCGCGCGGCAACCACGAGTTGCTCCCATCGCTCCGTCCCCTCCCGCGGCGAGCCGTGCGCCTGCCACAGCCCGAGCGGTACGCCGTGGTAGGTCGGTGCTGTGCGGTCGATCCGTGCTTCTGGGCAGGGACCGTCGGGTAGGCGGAATTCGCGGGCGAGGGCGCGTTCGAGGGTCGTCATGGTCGTTATCTCCCTTCCTCGCTTCGCTTCGTTCTTGGGGCTGGCGGCGCGGCCCCCGTCATTTGCCGCGCCGCACACCGCCCGATCCTGCCGACCATTGGGCGAGAGACGGTGAGAAGCCGCCTCCCCGACACGTTGACTGCCCGTTGGCCTGCGGTGCGTTCATTGGGTGCCACCGGGTAAATTGTACGATTCCAATCACTGGAAATCAAGCGGTGTCTCAAATCGTCGGCTAGAATCTTGCTTTGCGGTGACCGAAACATATAATGAAACCAATGCGAAAGGGCTTTCCTCTCGCGATCCCCTTTGTTCTAGTGATTGGAGGTATTGTGCCCGGGGTGATGGAGTCCGAAGTCATGACTGAGAAGCGGCAACGCGGGCGTCCGAAGACTTCCCAGCGAACCGACCGAACGGCAAGGATTGATACCAAGGTGCTGGGCTGGGCTGAGATTGTCGCGAAACATGATGGCGTCACCGTCGCTGAGTTATTGACCGAGATACTTCGAGAGCCGCTGAGACGTCGTGTGGGGAAGATTGCCAAAGAGAGTCTTGAGGAAGGGGCTTGACTCGTAGCCCCGGCGAACGCGACCGCCCAGCTTTGAAGGGCCTTGACGGTCGCGCCCGCCAGTGGTTTTTTTGCCCCTGCCGGTCTCGTCCCGACAGGAGCCGGCCCGACTGCCGAACAGTGCAGGCCGTGGGTTTGCGTGTGCTTCAGCCTCTCCCCGCATAGCCAGCCGGCACATACTCCGGCCACGTGTGGTCGAGTTCATCGGGTATCACGACGATCCGAACCCGCTTCAGCGGTCCGCGTCCCGTTTCGGTCGGGTCGAACTGCGTTTGAAGCTGGGTAAGCTTCCGCTCAAGCGCGGCGTCCTTCATCGCAGCGATGAGCAGATCGAGGAATGTCTCTTGGGGGTTCATTGCAGCGGTCTCCCGGCTTTTATGGCTTCCATGTCGGCGATCTGTTGTGCGGACCAATCGAACATGCCTTTGTCCGGCAGTCCCAAATCGACGCGACGTTGGCGATACGCGGAATCCGCCCTTTCGTGCGACTTGATCACGTCAAGATTCGCGATTGCGCAGAGCCGTCGGTGCTCGAGTTCGCGGACGCGCATGTTCTCTTGCTCTGCCCGGCGCTTCGCGAGGTACGCTTGAGCTTCTTCGGCGTCGGCCCCGACCGGATCCCCATCGGGCCACCAGAGAAATGCAGGTTCGCCATCTTCCGTCGAAAGCGGAAAGTGCTTGTTGCACGCGCAGCAAAATGTTCCGGTATAGAACTTTGGATCGCGAGCGTAGGTCTCGGCACACGCGGTTGGCATCGTGGTTTTCGTGCCGCAGGCCGTATGTCGATACTCCCGCCGAACCGGGAGCACGTAGCCTTTGGCTCGCTCGTCTTCAGAGAGCACGAGGTACGCCGCCTGCTGGCCATTGGCGAGGATTTGTTGCAACGCTGGGTCGTCTCGATCTGTTGTCACGCTCATGTTTTTACCCCTTCCTTCTCCACCACCCGATTCCCCAAGTGCCACCGCCCGCACACCTCGCACCGATACGGGTGCAGCACCCGCCCCGTCGGGAGCCGAAACTGCGTCGCGTCCACCATCCCGCGTAGCGCGGTCATCGCGTCGGCGAGGGTGGCGTGTGGACGCTTGCGCTGACAGATGAGAGTGGCGTTGAGGGTGGTCATGCCGTGATCTCCGCCGGGTCAGGATTTGCTACTCGTTTTGCTCGCGCCGTAGACCAGAATCGACAGCCAGAACGCCGACGCCCACGTTGACAGATTGACCGGGATGGCCAGCCCGAACAGCGTGTTGAGCGCGAGAATCGTGAACCAGGGGCCAGCCAGGGCGAGCCCGACTAGGATCAATATCAGGGCCACTACGCCAAGACCCTTTAATGTGTCGTCCCTCACTCGATCACCCCTGTCTGCCAAAGCCGAAACTCGTAGAAGTCGCACGCATCCCCGCGAACCACGCTCTCCGCCACCCAACCCATAGCCTTGAGGAACAGGTGCCCGGTGAGGTTGTCGTCCTTCAGGTGCGTCAGCAGGTACGAGCGTTGATGCGAAAAGCATTTATCCTTCAGGTGGTTCGCCATCTGACGCCCGACTCCACGCCGGCGGGCCTCGGGAGCCACGGCGAAATTCGCGATCTCCATGTGGCCTTTGCGAAGGTAGTACACGAAGAACCCGACCACGCGTTCGCCGCACTCCACCACCATGCCGATGCAATGGCGTTCGCGTAGGTGACGCTGAAACTCATCCTCGGACCACGGATTCCGCAGTGTGTTCTCGATTGCCAGTACGGCGGGCATGTCGCGGCTGATCATCCAGCGGACATGCACGGCGAGGGTTGTCTTGGTGAGCGTGGTCATGCCGAATCCCTCCCCTTCTCCCGCTCAAGGTCCACCCGGACCTGCACGTCATCCCGATGAATCGGAATCGCCCGGTTGGCCGTGAAGCCGAGGCGAACTTTTTCGTGAAGGATTTCCGTGACCATGATCGTGATCCGCTTGTCGGGGAGAGAGTTCACGTCAACGTCCGACAGGTCGATGATGATGCTTTCGTTCTCATGTCGTGACAAAACCAACATCCCTGATGCCTCCGTTCGTGTCGTGATCCTCGGTTAGAGCGCCTGCCCGCCCATTCGATTTGCATGCTTTCTGCGCCCGTCCATGCTCACGCGCGATCGCCGCGGGTCACGTTCCCCGGCGGCCGAAACGCCGCGCGGTCCCCGTAGCCTCAGAGAGCACGCAAAGAAGTGCTCCTCGCGGATGTACTCAGCCGTCAATCGAATGTGCTCGCGCTCCTCGTCAGTCGATCCGTTCAGGCCGCCGATACCCCGCGCCTCCCAGGTGCGATCCTCCCTCTCGCAAGCCTCGATCCTCGCCAGACGCTTGCGGTTCTTCGTGCGGCACGCCTCGCACACCTCGCCGTCGATGTCGTACGGCGAGGCGTCGAACCGCTTGGGTAGCCCGGTCAGCCGGGAGACCTCGCCGCCAGTGTCGCCGCACGCAGCGCATGGCTTGACCTTGGACGCCGCCGTGCTCTTGCCGAGCTTCTGCCGGGCCTCCGCCAGCAGCTCGTTGCGGCACCCGGTGCAAATCCGGCCTTCGAGGTTCCATCGCTTCCCGTCGTAGCGCCCGATCGAAAGGGGACGCTCGCACAGGTCGCAGCCGGGACTTGACCCGACGATAGGCGCTGCATACGATTGCGTAAGCACAGGTTACTCCGTTTGGGTTGCGGGTCGTCTCGACCTGGCACGCCGAGACGACCCTTTTTCGTGTCGGTCACACGCTCGTCGTTCACACGCGCCACGGAAACGCCCCGCGCGCCCGCCTCCGGTCCCCGCCGCAGTCGACCGTCGACGGTGCCACCGTGATCGCCGCTTCCTTGACCGCGTTGGCCGTGGTCGCTTCCGCGAGCTGGAGTCGGGCCATCGCCCGCTCAAGCGCCTTCTCCCGGACGTCCGCCTTGCCGGCCTCGCCCGCCCGATACAGTTGGTCCAGCGCGAACATCAGGTCGTCGCGTACTGTCTGGTCGTGGTACGGCCTCGGCCAGTCGACCGCGAGGGCGCACTTGCCCGCTTCGGTCGTGAGGACCACGGCGCGACCCAGGCACTCGGGCTCGGGGAACGTGTTGGCCACGCGAGCAGCGCCACGAGCGCGGCCGAGATAGTCAAGGAAGATCGTCGGAGACATCGTGGAATCATCTCCCGTCGGTTACGGCAAGCATTGCCTCAAGGCATGCCTGCCAGTTGATGTTAGACGCGGCGGCGGACCTGGCGGCCTCAGCGGCAAACGAGGCAGACTCAGCGGACAAGGAAGCGGACCTGCCCGCAGACCAAGCGGACCTGCCCGCAGACTCGGCGGCGTACTCGGAGGACCAGGCGGACCAGGCGGCGTACTCGGCGGACCAGGCGGCGTACTCGGCGGACCAGGCGGACCAGGCGGACCAGGCGGCGGACCAGGCGGCGGACTTGGCGGCGGACCAGGCGGCGGACTCGGCGGACTTGGCGGCGGACCAGGCGGCGGACTCGGCGGACTTGGCGGCGGACCAGGCGGCGATCATTGGCAATGCCGCCATCCGCGCCGCTTCAACCTCCAGTCCAGCCGCTCGGAGCGCAATGGGCACCCACACGCGGCACGCGTAGTCGGCGCACACGAACGCGCGTTGCCGTTGTATCTCGGGTCCGTTCGCCGTGCCGATTAGCCGCGGTAGGTAGGGCTTCAGCAGTTGACGATTTTCGTCGTCCATCCGATCGTTGAGCCTCCGAACGAACGCTGCGATCACGACGTCAGCACATGCCGGATGATCGCTGTGCGCTTCGCCGGCCATCCACGCGACGAGTTCCAGGGCGCACAGCCCGTTGGAGCGGTCGGGGTGACTACCGTACGCGAGACGGTAGGTTTCGAGGTCGGGCAGGGGTAAGGCGTCGACTGCGGTCAACACGGTCTCCTTTCTCGGAAAATTTCGTCTAATAAACGTTCGCCCCATCGCGAATAAACCAGCGCGTGCCTCATCTCCTCCCGACGCAGGCACAGTCACGGTCACAGCCCGGCGAGCATCTCCCACGCCCAGCCGGCCAGCACGTACAGTGAGCAGGCCAGCACGCCGACGACGAAGAGCGTCAGGGCGCGACTCGCAAAGCGCTGGAGCCGGGTCGGGCGTCGGTGTTGGCGTAGCGGGCAGTCGTACACCATCGGGTAATCGGTCAGCGTCATCGCTGGGAGTCTCCATTGTCGTGGAATGCGAGCCGGCCAATCGTGGCGAGGCCGACGATGATCAGGCCCATAGTGAGGAGGAACAGGGCGTCGGCGGCGGTCATCGTCGCTCCGGTGGGTCAGTTGGTGCCGGCGGGTTGGACGCGGCGGGTACGGGCTTTGCTGTCGGGCGTGTAGTGGTCGCGGAGGATGTCCTGCACGATGTCCGAGATGTCGACGCGGGTATCGGCCTTTTGTCGCCGAAGCGTCAAAGCCAGATCGGGGTCGATGTAGACCGTCACCCGTTCACGGTCGCGTTCGGTTTTCGCGGGGTGAACTGACAAGATGTTGTTCCTTTTATGGGTGGCTAGTGGATTGGTTAACTGACTACCCAGACTATAGCTCCAACCTGTTGGACAATCAACAAGATTTTTGGACAGCGGCGAAAATATTGGAGGGACTTTTCCATAAGTCGTTGACATGGCCAATATTGTGGACATGGAATTCGCGACGAAACTCAAAATGCTCTGCGCCCGAACGGACACGACTCAGCGTCGGCTCGCCGAATTGCTGACGCTGGCGGGCATGGAAACCAGCAAGTCCACCGTGTCGCTCTGGTTCAAGGGGGAGTACACCCCGGACCTATCTCGGGCGCAGTGGATCGCTCGGCACTTCGGCGTGGCCGTGGAGTACCTGGCAAACCCTGACGTGACGGAGCCGAGTCAGGTATTCATGAGCGCGGATGAGCGTGAAGTGTTGGGAACGTTCCGATCGCTTGGGCTAAAAAAAGAAGCCGCCGTGAAGCGGCTGATGCGCGGCGGGTCTTCTCTTCCACCCGAAGGGGAAGGCTACGGCGATGAGGCCGAAGACGACAAGTCGGCGAAGAACAGGAACAAGCGGGCTTCAAAGTGAGCCCGGTTCGAGTTGGATGTCCATCCATCCGAGTTCGCCGATTCGCTGAGCCGTACGAGGCCGGTCTTGCTCAGCAACGCGGTCCCACTGGGAATAGGTCCACACACTCACGAGATAGCGAAAGCCGTCGATTTCGCGAATGGCCTTATGGGGAACGACGGCGAACGGCAGCACGCTAGGGGCCAAAACTCGGTTCAACCTCGAACCCTCCTTTCCCTCTCTCCGTTCCGCGAAGATGAAAGGAGCCCCCATGCTAGACCGATCATTCGCACATTGCAATGCCCCAACACTATGCACGTTTTTTGACACGTCCCTGTCACCGTCGAAACGCCGCTCCCTCGCAACCGCCTCGGTGCGCGCCATGACGATAGACCCCTGGCTACCCAGCCTCAGACGGGATGCACGCGGACGGTCGCCGCGCGTCTTGATGTGCCCGACGCTGGTTAGCTGATGTACAGTATGATGGACGGGAGTTCAGGAGTCAAGGGGCGGGAGAGAATTGGGGAGGGGAGGGGTGGAAGCCGTGATTTAGCGGGTCGTCCTGCCGACGAAGCCTTGCGGGTCGCAGATTTGCTTAGGCATCGGTCGATCCTTTCAGGAGCTTGCGGCCGGCCTTGATCGCGTCGTGAATCTTTTGCGGCGTAGGGTCGATCCTGTTCGGGATTGCCTCCCACGCCTGTACGATCGCCTCCAGGGCCGCTCGGAGTTCCGCGGGCGTCGGCCTTGTCTGTGCCGCGTTGTAGCGGTCGATTGTAGCCTGGGCGGCTTCGCGGGTGTCGAACAAGCGAGACGGCTCGTCTTGGCCCACAGATTCGTATCCCCGGATCTCTCCATCGACGCAAAGACATTCCCGTGCGCCAACGACTGGCACAAACCAACCTTTAGGCACGTACCGATAGACCGGCTCGCTCGGCGTGTATTTCACGTCGTCTTCTCCTTAAACCCCAGCCCCCGGAATACCTCACACAGAAACGCCTCCGCGCGCTCGCCAATGCCGGGGTTGCCCGACTCACGGTTCCCCGCAATGTTGACCGTTTGGACGCCGATAAGCCAGTCGGCGACCTGCGAGGGGAGAATGCCCGGAGACATGACCTTGAACGGTACGCCATAGGCCAGACATGCGGATCGGGTCGACGCGAAGCCGCGGCTGTCGGTCCGGCCGAACCAAAGCGTTGCGTCAGAGTCTTTGACGTTCAGGCGGGTGCGGACGGGATAGTCCGGACTGTCGCACTCCGCCAACCCGTAGTCGGCCAGCCAGGGGGCGGGACCGGTCTCGGTCAGCCAGCCGCGAGGGGCGTAGCCTCCGGTGGGGACGCTGAAGCGGCGGGCGACACTAAGGGCGGCCTGGTCGACGCCGAGTTGACCGCCGGAGATGACTTTGGTGATCATGCGTCGTGTGTTTCCTGCGGGGCGTTACGCAAGGATGGAATCTCCGTGGCTACTCTGATTCAGAGTGGGTCGCAGAGCGCAAGGCCCTCTGCCGGGCATTACGCAAAGACGACTATCGTCATTGGCGATAGTCGAGCGAAGTCGCAGAGCGCAAGGCCCTCTGCCGGGCATTACACGTATCTTGCCGACTGGTGTCCACCCGCTATAGATTAGTCGCAGAATCCAAAGCCTTCTGCCGGGCATTACACGACGCGACAGGTCATCCGGGGTAATCGTTTCGCTGCGGTCGCAGAATCCAAAGCCTTCTGCCGGGCATTACACCACATGCACTCCTGGAGGGAGGTTCCCCCCTGGATCGTCGCAGAATCCAAAGCCTTCTGCCGGGCATTACACCCTCGCCGAGAGAGCAATCGCCGACCTCTACTCCGGGTCGCAGAATCCAAAGCCTTCTGCCGGGCATTACACAGAGAAGGGCTCCAT